CGTTGCCCGAGCCTGCGGTCGCTACCGGACTCGGAGCCCAATAGTAGTCGACACGGTTGCCGGCCGTCGGCGTCTCGTCGGTGAAATCCACGGCCGCGTGTACCGCGTAGCGTGCGGCCCGGTTGGCTCCGAGGTCGGCTTTCGTGCTCTGCCTTCCCGCGGCATTCGCGAGGCTTGCTTGCGTCAGCACCACGTCGGTGGGCGAGCCTTCGGTGAAGTTGGTCCCGGCGTCGGCCGGAGAGAACGAGGCGGTCACGCAGAACCGTAGCTGCGTGCCCTGTTCGAGCGTAATGTCAGGCATCTATCCCTCCCATTTAAATCAACCCCTCGTCGATCGCGAACGCGACCATCGTCGCGAGCACGGGCTTACCGGCCGAGGCCCAATCCTTCGCCGCGCCGTCGAAATTCCCCCACGAGCGCACCATGTGCCCGTGCCGGGTGATCACCCCGTCGCCACCCACGGCCGTGACGAAGCCGTCGAGCTCCGTCGTGTCCAGACCGGCCTCGGCGTCCGTCGCGGTATCCCACGACACGCCCGGAAACGTGGCACTCACGCTGCCCGCTCCCGTCACGGCGTCCACGAGCCGCTTGACGTTGGTGTTGTAGGTGGCGTTGAACTCGTTTCCCACGGAGCCATCGACCGCAGCCACTATGGACAGCGACGGAATGATGACCATGACCTCCACCCCGAAGTGGCCGTCGGCCATGTACGCGTCGGAGGGCGCGTCCGGCAGCAGCCTCGTCTCGCCACCGGCCACGAAGCCATTGAGCCACAGACCGCACCCGTAGACACCCGGTCCGAAGGCCGTCTGATCGGACCCGCCGCCGTACGTCCCGACGCCCAAATAGTCTCCGTTCGGATCTGTGTCGGTCGTACGAGGCAGCGCGCCCGCCACTTGTACCTCAGTAAAGATGTCAAACCACGCATCATCAATGAGTTGTGAGCCGTTCCAATCTCCACGGTTGGCCCACCACCACCCGATGCGTGCGAAGTCCCGGCAGGAGATGCGTAGCCGCTCGAAGTTGGTGACGTCTTGGCTGAACCCCCCGCCATCCTCAAAGCCTAGCGGCGTCCGGATCCGCGAGATAAACGCGTCGCGAAGCGACGTGTCGGAGTCCGAGCCGTCACCGCCGTAGACCAACTTGATGGTATCGGCCAGGAGCGCGATGGCGTTGTCGTTGTACGCCCACGCGTCGCCGGGCGCCTCCTCTCGCACGTAGCCACTCACCATGCTCGTCAGGTGAGCGAGCGTCATCGGCTCGTCCTTCGTGATCATCGTCCAGCCGAAGTCAGAAACGAGCGTAGCCAGCCCGGCGGTGAAGTTGACGGCCACACTCAGCGTGGCGGCCGATCCGGCGACGGTGAGCGTGCCACCCTCGGCCGTGAGCGAAAACACCCCGTCAGCGGGTCCGCGGATGCGGAGCGTGTAGTTACGGAGCATAGCTCACCACCCCGGATCGGTGTCGTAGAGCTTCACCGAGTCCACGTACCAGGTGATCGTCTCGGCGAACTCGCCGTTGTTGAAGCCCATGACCTGCCAGCGATTGTGGACCATGCTCTCGCCCTGCCACGGCCAAGTGTCGGACGTGTCGTCGAAAATCTTGGTGTTGTTCTTCCAGATTTGGATGTAGGCGTTGGCGGTGCCTCCACCCTGATCCTGGATGCGGATGTGGTAGCGGACCCGCATGTACACGCCGAGGTCGTCAGGCAGCACGATGCCGTTATCGGTCGCGGTCGTGTGGCTGAAGTTCTCGTCCGCGCCCCAATTGATGCGCCACCTGGATCCACCGTCTTGCGCAGCGTTACGCTCCGTTTCCGACCACACGAGCGTTGCGCCACGATTCGCACCAAGAAAGAACTCGGCCCACTTGTTGTTGTCGGACGAGGGGCTGTCTACGTGGTCGTAGTTCGTCGGGACCCTGATGTAGTATTCCCACCAGTACTCGTTCAGGGACGGTCCGCCGACTTCCAGGAGTCGGTTCTCGGACGATCCGGTCTGCCGGAACCGGCCAGCCCAACTGCCTTCGTGTGGAGACGCGCCGTCCGACATGCTACCAGCCTGATCGGGCGTGCCCGACGCGGCGTTCCAGTCATAGCCGTTCTCCGCATGGCTGTAGTCGCCTGTCTCGAAGCCGTCGGAGAAGATGGGCTGGACCTCGCCACCCCCGCCGCCCTCGCTCAGCGTGGCATCCGTACCAGTCCAAGCGAACACCCCCGCGCTCGCCTGGAGCGAGTACACCCCATCGACCGGCCCACGGAGTCGAAGCGTGTAGTTACGCAGCATCAGCCGACCATGCGCATCTTCGTGGGCTCGACCACCGCTACTGCGCTGTCCATGTCGGTGAGCGGCCAGCCCGCCTCACGCACCTTCCCGAACGCGCCCAGCGGACCCGCCACGACCTCGGGATAGTACAGGTCCGTGTGTGACAGCACGTCCTTGCGGTTCCGAAGCATCGCACTGCACGCAGCAGCCCGGACCATGTAGCCGTCCGGCAGCCACTTGGGCGGCGGGCCCATCGTCGTACACTTCTCCCACGACTCGCGGATCAGCTTCGGGTCCCGCCACATCTGGACGACGTGGATCCCGCCGCGCATCGGCCACAGTGGATGCATCCCGGCCATGAGGCACTTGAGCAGCTTGCCCTCGTGGAAGCGCGGAAACTCGGGCGTCTCGAAGTCCCTCAGCGATGGTTCGAGATACTCATGGTTCGGCAGGTGCTCGCCCGAGTTGAGCTTGGCCTTGCGCTCGTCGTTGACCACCATGTCGACCTCGCGCTCCATGCCCTCGTACAGCGCGCGCATCATCATGGACGTGCCGGAGCGTGCGAAGCCGGTCACGATGTAGGTCGGTGGATGCTCAGCCACGGGCGCCTCCAAGCTTCAGCGGTGCGAGACTGCCCCGACACGCCGGACACGTCCACCCTCGGACGCCAGGGTGCGGCGGCACCCATCCCTCGGTCGGTCCCGATACCGTGAACGTGTGCTCGGCGCCGCAGTCACACTGCACGGTCCGGGGTCCCCCGCGCAGCATGACGAACGGATCGGCGCGCATCGTGATATGACGCTTACCGCGCTCGTCCACCCTGATGGTGATGCCCGCCGCCGCGAGCTGCTCAGGAGTACGAGTGTCCATCACGCCTCAGCCGCGTCCGGCTTCTCCAGGCCCGCATACCCACGGATGATGCGCAGCGTACAGACGTCGCCCGCCTTGCCGCCCGGTGGCGGGTTCTCCATCGCGTCGCCAGCACGGAGCGCCACGTCGCGCTCGTAGCGCCACTGGAGCACGCCACCGACTTCGTGAGCCGTGGCACGCACGGTCTCGACCTCGGAGAAGCCGGAGACGTCCTCGATTCTCACCACACGGTCGGCGCTCATAGCGTTGCCACTCCCTGCCTTCCTAGGTAGTCGCGCATCTTCACCCCCTTGGGCTTGCGCCTCCAATGGTACATGTAGCAGCCGTCACAGAGCCCATGGCCGGCCCTAACACGATTCGGGTGGCAGATGGCCATGAACCGCTCGCCCCGCGGCGCGCGCGGCATGTAGTTCGTTACGCGCCACTTCGCCAGAATCTCGCGGACCCTTGCCTGTCGGCGCTCCCCGAGCAGCACATACAGCGTCTGCATCCACTGGATCGCGCGGCAGCCGTGGACGCGCACGCACCACACGGGCCGATACCCTTCGCCCCTGGGGGTGTACGGCGCCCGGAGCGGCACGCCAAACATGCCGGCGGCGCGCGCCACGACGTCCCGGTCGACCATCTGTAGGGATACCTCAGGCGACGCCTTCGAGTACATGAAGGCGCCCTCGCCCTCCAGCAGACCGGCCAGCCAGTACAAATCCGACATCTTCATGGCATCTCCTAAGTGATTGTCGCCACTTAAGATACCACGAAAATGCTGGCCCCGAAGTCTATGGTGAACGTCTCACCGCTCGCGAGTGTCACCGCCGAGCCATAGTCCCACCACCCGATGAGCGGATCTGCCGGTGTGGTCGGCGTCGTGTTCTGGAGCACGACGTACTGAAACGGCCCGACCGCCCCGGTAGCCGAGATCACCACGTCGGTGCCCGCCACCGTGAACACGCCGGCCGTCTCCGAGCCGGTGTTGAGCGTATCCTGCGGACCGGAGTACCCGTTCTCCGCCGTGATTTCCGCGAGGTCCGCCTTGACCGAGTCCGCCGACGCCGACGGCGCGGCGTTGCTCAGGTAGACCTCCAGCGTGTCGGTTCCGTCGAGGTTGTGCCCGGCACTGCACAGCTCGTCGACGAAACTCTCGAACTTATTGAAAGCAGCCATGTTATCGAGCCCTCCTCTGGCTCACCCGATCCTGGTACGACAGCAGGCGACCCCGGACGCTCCACGCGCCTGCGGCCTCCACGAACTCCACATCCTTCAGCGCGGTGCTGACCGTCGTTCCGCGCGGTACCAGCGCGAGCGCGGCAGCCATGGCGTTGTTGTGTGAGAACAGCGCCACCTTGAGCGGGGCCGTGGCCGCGCGGCGCTTGGCCTTCTCGGGCTCGGCCATCGCGACCTTGAAGGCCGCGGCGAGCTCGGTCCCCTTCTTCGCGGCCCTCGCTCGGACCGCGGCAACCGCCGCCGGCCGACCCACCGCTTCCTTGTCGGCAAAGACGACCTTCGCCTTGCCGTTGGGCTCAACGGCCGTGACCGTCAGCTCGACCCCATCGATGATCGCCCGGTCGCCGACCTTGGGCTTTCTCGCTGCCATGCTCACCCTCCCTTGTCCGGGCTGAAGAAATCGTATGCCGCCTTGGCGAGCCCGACACCTATGACGGCCCTCAGTACGTTGTTCTGCGTTCCCTGCCCTCGAATCACATCCCGCAACGCCTCGGTCTCCCGCGTCGCCGCCGCCCACCCTTCGTCGCCCACCTCGACGCGACGCCAGAGCGCGGCGATCAGCACCGAGTCCGTGGCGACGTGGACCCGGAGCGCCAACGCCTCGGCCCGCCAGGTATCCCGCTCCTCCGTGACGGCCACGACCTCGGCCGTGTGCTCCGATAGCAGCGAGTCGAGCGAAGCGGCCTGCTGAGCGTCCAGCGTCGCACGTAGGTCGGTGGCGAGGCGTGAGGCGGCCTGGCTGGCTCTGTGGGCCCTGTCGGCTAGCTGAGCACGCTGGGCGTCCCACGAGGCCAGCGAATCGGCGTAGGCGGCACGCTCGGCCTCTCTGGCTGCTGAATCGCGGGCGGCGAGGGTGCGCCAGTGCCCGGCGACGTCGCGTAGGCTGTCGGCGGTGGCTGCGTGCGCGTCGGCTACGGCGGTGTCGGGGGCGCGGAGTTGCACGGCGAAGTAGCAGATGACGACGCCAAGCACGAAGGCGAGGAGGGGGGTGTGGCGGGTCATGGGCGGGCTCCGTAGATTGGGGCATGATCCGCCGCGCCTTCATCCGCCGCATGATCTTCGCCGGCCTGGCGACGTGGTTCCTCGACCTGCCGCTGCCGGCGGAAGCGAGTGAGCCCGAGGCCATGCGCTGGATCCGCGCGAGCTTCCCGATTGAGGGCGACCGCACGCTCAGCGTGTTCCTCGGTGGCCCCTCTGTCACGGGGATGAATGTGGGCGACCGGATCACCTACGACGTGGCGAGCGATGGCCGACCGCTCACCGGCGTGGTGGATTACATGACCATCACGGCACCCGGCGCCCGCACGATGCCCGAGATGCGAGCCCTGGCGGGGAAGTAGCGCGCGCATCAGCCGTGCACCTGCGGCGCGGTCCAGTGATCCCAGAGTCCGACGCAGACCGAGCACGCCACCAGCACGCCGAAGCCCTCCATCACGAGGCCCCGGCCCTGTGTAAGCTGGAAGAGGTTCAGGCCGATGCAGCCGACGTAAGGACCGAACAGGATCGCGTTCCATCCCCGAACCGGGACCGTCGCGAACGGACCCTTGGCGAGCTTGCGGTGGGTCCATGTCGCGATCTCGGATTGAGTGTCGCGCATCCCGGTGTTGATCAGGACGCCGGAGCCCTCGATGCCAGCCCACGACGTCCAGAGAATCACGTCGTAGACCCAGCCGGCGAGGAACACGCACACGAGCATGTAGACGGACCATGCGACCCAGCAGAGGGCGAAGATCGGGTGCGGCTTGCGAGCGATCATGCGAACGCCTCCGTCGTGTCGTGGATGTGGATGGCGACCTTCTCGCCGGCGTCCATCGCCTCGATCACGCGCCGGTACAGCCGCACGTAGGCGTCGGCGCTCTTGGCAATCTCGAACTCACCGTTGGGCAAGATGACCGGCACTTGGCCCACGAGGATGCAGCCTTCGGTGTGCTCGTCCGAATTACCGACGTGGAGGTAGACCCACTCGAAGTTGGGCACGTTCTGGAGCCAGAGCATCCCGCGGTGCAGCTCGGCGAAGCGCTCGGAATAGCGGACGTGCATGCCGCCCTCGGTCCTGAGCGTGACCGGAAAGGTGCCCGGAGGAATCGCCGTCTCGCCCTGGACCTTCACGCGCCGGCGCTCGTCCTCCAACGTGAAGCACTCGAATGCGCGCTCGTCGCCCGACAGGTAGAGACGCCCGAGCGTCGAGTCCAGCCCGAAGCCGTAGCGGGAGAGCTCCAGGTTCAGCATCAACCCTTCTCCAGTCCGATTACGTTCTGAGCGTTCCTGAGCGCGTGCGCCGCGTCCCTCAGCACGCGCACGAGCTTCGCGGGCGTAGGAGCCTTCCCACGCTCGATGTCGGCCAGGAGCTTCTCGCATTCCACGGCGTAGCTCTCCAAGTCTTCGAGGCTCATTTGCTGTTGCCGTTGCGCCGGAAGATGCGAAGCACGTTCCCCGCGGTACGCAGCAGGTCCTTGGCCTGAGCCCACATCAACTCGCCCGACCACACGCTGCCCCCGAGCACGGCACACAGCAGCCCGCCGAGGAACGGCACCAGCGCGAGAACGACCGTCCACACGCCAATCTCGCCGCCACGCTCGATCATCAGGATCGGGGCGATGAACGACGCGACGGAGACGGCCGAGCCAAAGAGAAAGAGCGCCACCCCACCAGCGGTGCGGAACCACTTTCGTGGAAGCTTCTCCGGCGGGACCTGAGCGAGGAGCCGCCCGACGTGGGTGTCGTTCTCGTGATGGGACATCACGCCTCCCTCCAGGCCACGTGCATGAACAGGCCGAACGCGCTGAGCCGTGCAGTCTGATACGGGTACCACCAGCGCATGAACGGCTCGTAAGCCTCCGGTGTGGCGTGGCGGATCATGCCGAGGTAGAGCGCGGTTCCGAGCCCGAAATAAACGAGCACCGGAGCGGCAAGCTTGTGCTCACGCGCCAGCCACATGACCGCCACGGAGCCGAGCGCATAGGGCAGGGCGGGCGGTACGTCCGTGACCGTGAGGAGCACCGCGGCAGCCACCGCGAGCCCCCACACGTAGCCGCCGAACGCCAGCGCGATCAACCCGAATTGCACCACCGGGTAGACCGCGGACGGAGCCCACGACCCACCCATGAACGCCGCTGCCGTGTCCGCGAAGAAGCTGACCGAGAACGCGATGGCGACGATCCAATAAGCCGCGCGCACGTCCCTCCTGAACGCCAGCAGAAATGCCAATGGTGCGAGCGCGGAGTAGTGGGCGAGCTCGATCACGGGCAATCCGGCGGGCAGGTGTGGCTCTGGTTGTAGGTACCACAGACTTCGCCCGTGGCAGCGTCCTTGATGACCAGCATCCCGTCCTGTGGATGGAAATCGATCCGCAGGTTCTCCGCGCCCTCTTTCAGGATCATCGGCAGGAAGCCGTTCGCCAGCAGGTCCGAGCCCTTCCACCAGTAGTAGTGGTCCATGATGCGTCTCCTCATCTGATCAGGATTGCGATGCCCTCTATCGCGCCGGCAGCCACCGACGCGACCCCGACAATCTTGGCCCAAAAGCGCCATTCCGCCTCTGTTGCGCGCCCGCCGGCCCTTTCGAGACCATCGATCTTCGCCTCGATCGCCTTCAGCCGCTCGTCCATGCGCGCGAACCTTGCCGCCACACCCTCAGAGCCGTTGCCGAGGAACCACCTCCGCAATTCCTTGACGCCCTCGGCCGCCTCCCGGATCGCCCCCTCGGCCCAGGAATCAGGCACGCCGCTGCGTTCCGGACCCACCATTGTCCACCTCGGGCTGGGGTTCCTTGAGCTCCATCACTTCCCTGCACTTCCGCACGATCTCCTTGGAGTCGCGGGCTATTTCGACCAACCACCGCCCAACAAAGGGCTTCCGCCTGATCTCGCTGGTCACCTCACACACGGGAGCCTCCGTGCAGGTTGACCTTTGCCGGCGTGGCGTGTATCATCCTTTCAGCAATCGATGGGCTCCGGGAACACGACAAAAGCTGTAGAGAACGCCTTGTACGCTTTCCGGCCCTGCGCCGGACATGTCGTGTTTCGGAGCCAGCGACAATGATTGCTAGCGTGCAAGGCGTTCTCTTTTGCCTGCACGCGAAGCCTGCAAGGGGGAGGGTGAAACCGCCTGGCCTTGCAGCGCGAGCGGGCTGGCTACCAGGGACGAAGCCGGCGAGGGCAGAGCAAAAGGCAGATAGCCCGGTCAGGGTCGAGGTCACTCGGCAAAACTGCCAAGCGGGAAGCGTGACCGCTGCCCCGCCCTCGTGTCGCCGGGCCGGCTCCGACGAAGGTAGCGAGGTAGCTCGATTCCCTAGGGATCGCTCTGCCTCGGCACCAAGCCTCACCAACGAAGGTGGAAGGGTAGGAAAGAGAAGGTAGAAGGCAGGAAAAGAGCGGCGGGACGAAATGGCCCGCGATTTCACCGTCGATCCGACGGCGGTATCCGCTGAACGGAGGTCCCCGTGCGAACGCTCGCCCTCCCCCTGATCGTGCTCTCCGGATGCGGGGACGTCATCGGTCCCGCTGACGGAAGCCTCTACGTGTATTCGACCGAGGTCGAGGCCCCCGCGGTCGCGGACTCGCTGTGGCAAACCCTGTCCGAGTGCGCTGGCGTCATCCCTCCGGTACGTGTCGATGATCTGCGCTGGCGCAGGGTCGAGGCGGACTACTTCATGTGCGGCGACTTCCACCTTCGGACCTTCGGTTGCCATGACCGCCCGGTGGACATCTACCTGTCGCGGTGGATCTATGACCAGCCTTGGTGGTACGCCGCGCGACACGAGATGCTGCACGCCTGGCTCGGCGCGGACGAGCCTCCGGAGCACACGCATCCGGCCTGGACCTCTTGCTCCGAGGAGCGTAGGCTGCCGAATCCGCTCATCCCTGATTGATCTTGTGGTCATGCCTAATCCGTCCCGATCAGCTCGGCGAAAGTCGTGCTCAGGGTCGCCGTGTCAGTCGACAACCCCAGCTCGATCGTGACCGTGATGTCCATGTCCGCAGTCGAGTCCTCCGCCTGATTGGTGACCCCCGCGGTGGCCCCCCCGTCGTTACTGACTGTGAAATTGATGATGCGCTGGTCGTTGGTCGCGCCGTCGTTGAAGATGAGAACCTCGCCAAATAACCGATTCACAGCAGACCCGCCGAACGTGGCGAGCGCCAAGAGCTCACCGTTGAGATTCACCCGTACGACAGCGGTCGCGTTCGGGTTGAGCGTCATCAAGTATCCGAAACGCATCCCTCCGTTCGTGCCGAGCACGCCGGCAGGTATTGCGATGGTATCGAGCGTGGTCTCGACTGTGTCGCCGGTATGCGATCGGGAGCTCGTGTCCTTGTGAAAGGGGCCAAGCCGCCGCGCCTGTTTGGCGCTCGACACCGGCCCGATCGCGCCCGTACCGTCCTCCACGACCACCTTCACGAACGCGTCTCTCCCGGTCGTGACCTTCACGCCCGTCTCGATCGTGCCGCTACGCCCTAATACTTCACCGTTGTTCGCCACCGACGTAGGATCGGCCGGCTCCGTGCCGTCCCCTACTGTGACGTAGATCGCGGACGTGTCAGAGGCGCCTGTGACAGAGACGACAGCCTGGCCGTTCGCGTCGAACGTGACCTCCACGCTGGCCAAGGCGGCCCGTCCACCGCTCCCCGTCCCCTCCCGCCGGTGCCACCGGTCGAACCCACCAGACGCCTTGCCGGATGCGCTGATGATCGTCCTGCACCGGTCCGGCGTCAGAATGTGCCGGTAGCCGAACACCGCCCAGTCCTGATCGGTGTCGTAGTGCTCACCGTTGGCCAAATACGTGTAGAGGTCGCCGAGCTCAATCGGGAAGTGGAACGCCGCCTCGATCTCCTGGAGCACCGACGGCTCCTCGAGGTCGTCGAGGACACGGCTCAGCAGCTCACTGGCGAGCGTGCCGTTGAAGATCGGCCCGTTACGCTCGTCCAGCCTGATGAACCTGCGGCCGTAGATCGCGATGGAGTTGGAGCGGTCGTCCGTGACGCTCTGCTGCTCGTCGTTGTTGTCCGAAAAGAGCACCTCGCCCGCGTTCCGGATCCCGTGCACTCCGAGCCCGACCCTGGCCACGTCGTAGTAGTCGTCGGGTCCGAACGTGTAGGCCGAGGTCACGTTGTCCCGGTCCGGCTCGTAGAACACCAGCCCGAACTCGCCCGGTGAGTCGAGCCACCTCCAGTGCAGGTTCCAGCCGATCAGGTCGGCGAGCTCCTTGAGCGCGTCGAGAACGCTGACGTTGCCCAGCTCGTAGGTGAAGATCACGAAGTCCGGGTCGCCGATCGTCACCAGCACGAACTCGGACCCGAAGTTGTCGTCGAGGATCTCCTGCATCACGTCCTCGATCGCTTGGCCGGATTCGGTGCCGTACTCGCTCACCGTCTCGATGATCCTGTCGTGCAGCTTGGCCATGGGGTCGCGGGCGTTGATGACCACCCGGGACGAGAAGCCGCCCCAGTCGATCTCGTCGACGAGGCCCTCCCACAGCAGCAGCCAGTCGCCTTCGACCACCTCCTCGCCCGGCAGCAATGGAGCCGTCTCGACCGTGATCCGTCGGTACGGGTTCACGAGCGGCGCGTAGGCGCCCGTGGAGTCGCGGTTGAGGCTCGAGCCTTCGATCAGCGGCGACAGGCTCGCCCCGTCCTGCTTGCGCCAGAGAACGATGGTGGCGGCGCTGATCGGCGTGTCCTCATCGGCGCTGATCTCTCCGCTGATGTAGAAGTCGGAGATGTCCTGCATGACGCCGTCCGCGTCCTCGACATGGAATCTGTTGAGGCTCTTGCGGTCCTTCGCCGCGAGGTAGATGTCCTGCGCGGCCGTGGTCGTCCTCATGCGACCCTCGCGAACAGCCTGGCGCCGGCGATCTTGCGCATCTCGGCGAGTGTCTTGACGCTACCGACGATCTTGATTGCCTCGCCCGCCATCAGTCCCACGTTACTCGTGCCGGTGGCGTTGAGGTGGATCAGGAGCGACTGCCAAGCTGCCGGCAGCGCGTCTCCCGTGGCGTTCGTCTCCACCTCCGGCGCGCCGTCGTCGATGACCTGCGTGAACTCCAGGTTTCCGGCCTCGTCGATCGTCGCCATCAACTCGAACGGTTGGCCGACGGAGGGGGACGCGGAGGGCGACACCGTCTGATTCGCGCCAGAGCCGTTGTTGTAGATGGCGCGGTACGCGGACGAACTGAATTGCAGGCCGATCCGTGCGTCGCCCGCTCCGGTCGCGGTGCCGATCTGGAGGACTCCCGCCGTCCCTGAGTTGCCGCGCTCGATCAGCTTCGCGTAGATCGTCATCGCCTGGGGCGCGTGGACGAACGGTGCGCTGAACGCCTCGGCGCCGCGAGCCACCGCGACCGTCGTGGTGCTGACGTAGGTTGTCGCTGCCGGAGTATCGTCCTCCAGTTGCATGTAGCCGCCGAAGATCCGCGAGGACCCATCACCCTGGTAGCTACCGACGCCGTCGCCGGAGGCGAGCCCCGCCACGCCCGTGATCGCCGTAGCGGAGTTGCCGACCGATCCCACGAGCACGCACCGGTAGAGGCCCTCCACAACGTCCGTCCAGTCCTCGACGTAGGCGCGGAGGAACGTGCCCGTGCCACCGGCGTTGGTGGTGCCGACGGCGCCCGTGGCGAGGTTGAACCAGGCGCGCACGATGTTGGCGGACGCGGCGGTCTCCAGGATGTGGAGCCGCACCCACGTCCTCGTGCTCGCGATGAACCATCCCGACAGCGCGTAGTTGGCATCGGCGGTCATGCCGGTCACGGCCTGGCTCACCTCATGCGAGCTGTTCGTGCCGTCCTCGACGATCGCATCGAGCGAGGTAGCACCGTCCGGGCCAACGGCCTGGTTGACGGTCACGCCCGCGAGGTTCGTCTTCGTCCAGCGGACGCCGTCGTTCAGGTTCTCGGATGGGAACAACTCGTTCGTCGTCCCTCGCTCCAGCGGCACCGCCACGTCCCCACGGATCCCGTCGCCGTCGAGGTCGAGGTGGTCCGTCCGCAGGATGTTCGCCGCGACTGTGGACAGCACGCCGTTCTCGTCTATCTCGGTGGCGGTGGCTCCGGTGCGCGTGAAGGTGTACTCGCCCGGCGCGTCACCGTCGAAGCTGAACAGCAGCAGCGCGGGAGCGTCGGCCGTCTCGCGGAGCGTGAACTGGAGCACGTAGTCGTCGGCCGTGGGAAGCGGCTGGACACGAACGCCGCCGAGCAGCGTGAAGTAGGCGTCCTGGCCGATCCAATCGCCGCCGATCAGCAGCGGACCGGGGCTCCGCAGGATCGCCCGAAGAGCCTGCATGTCGGCCGTCTCCATCTCGACGGTCGTGACCTGGAGCATCCGGTGATGCGCGCGGATGTCGGAACGCATGAGGCCGCTGAACGCGGGGCCCACGTCACCGAACGGCGTCACGTCGGAGGAGGCGCCGGCGTTGACCGGCACGGCCATGCCCTCGATCGTGAGGAAGCTCACCGGGTGGTCACGCTGGTCGGGTTGCCGCCACCGCGGCGTGTGACCCGGCGGATCGAGTCGAACACGCCGCGCGCGATCCGCTCACCGTCCTCGCCCGGCCCCGCGATGACCTGCACCGTCAGGTCGCCCTGCACCTGGTAGGTGTCACCCCTGCGGTCGCGGTCTTCAGGGTCGCGCGGCGGGCGGCCGCCATCACCCTCACCCGGGTGCGGCTCACGTCTCGGTGGCCTGTCCCACGGGGGCCGCGCTCCGTCCCTGACCCGCTCCTCGATCGTGCGCCAGCGCGCGAGTGCGATGTTGAGCCCGGTCGGGGAGTTGAGTGCGTTCGTGACGTTGTCGATCTCACGGTTCGCATTTTGCACCGCCTCGGCCATCTTCTCGGCGGCCTGCACCGATTCCAGCAGCGCGAGCGTCTCGGTGTTGTACTTGGCCTCGATCGCCTGGCGCATCTCCTCTTCGTGGCGGATCGCCAGTTGCAGCGCGCGGGCCTCGTCCTCGTGGCCTTGCGCTTCCAGCAGCCGCACCTGGAGCGAGTCGGCGTAGCGCCGCTCCTCTTCCCGGGCCAACGCGCGTGCGGCCGCCTCGTTCTTGCGGAACTGCTCTTCCAGGAGCTTCAACCCCTCGACGAACGCATGCATCTTCGCGCTCATGCCAACAAACGCGCTCGCCTCGTACGCCTCGATGAATCGACGCGCCTCTTCCGCGGTCGTGATCGACGTGCTCACACCGACCGAGGCCGCGGCCTCCTGCGCGAGACGCGCGAAGCTGTCACTGACCCGCTCCAGCATCTGGTCGAGCGGCGAGCCGGGGTTGAACATCCGCTGGAAGCCCTCGAAGCTGTCCTCCCACCTCTTGCGCGCGAGCGCGAGCCGCTCGCCCTGCTCTATCAGGCCCGACACGAAGCCGGCGGCGCCACCGATCAGCGCTCCGTACGGGCCGGCAACCGAGAAACCCGCGGCCGCGCCACCCAGCGCGCCCATCGCCGGGCTGCCGGTGCTGGCTCCGACGCCGATGCCGATGCCGGCCGCCGTCCCGTACGCCTTTGCCTTGTCGCCGCCGCTCACCATCGGCATGCGCTCCAGGGCGAGCACGGTCGCGGCGAGCGTTAGGATCTGATCGATGACGCCACCGTACGCGCGGCCGACCTCGTTGAGCTGCCGGACGAGCATCTGGTTGGCGCGCTCACGCGCTCGGGCGAGCTCCTCTTCGGCCTTGCGCTCTTTGGCCAGCCTCCGCAGGGTCGCCGCTATCCGGGCCGCTTCTGCCCGCTCCGCGGCGGCCTGCGCACGCTCGAACGCCTCCATCTGCCGCTCGAAGTCTTCCTGGACTTGGCGCTCGAACTCGCCGAGAGACGCGGCGCGCTCGTCGAAGTGCCGGTTGAAGGCTCGCTCGATCTGGGTGTTCGCTCGCTCGGCGGCGTCTACGCGGTGCTCGAACGTCTTGATGATGCGCTCGGTTTCGCGCTCGTATTCCTTGGCCCGGCGCTCTGCTTCCTCGGCGGTCTCGCGGGCCAACGCCTGCTCACCGCGCTGCACGATCGGGATGAGGCGCGCGTACTGCTCTTCGAGCGCCTGGAGCCGCCCGGACGTGGCACCTTCCGGTACCGAGAACGCACCGGCGCTCATGTAGGTCTGCGCGATGCGCTGGCGTTCGGCCTCGATCCTACGGGTGAGGTCCGCGAGCTCCTGCTGGCCGGCGCCTATGCCCGTCCCGAGCTCGCCGCCGGGGCCAAGCCGCCGGATACGCTCACCCTCGGCCGCGCTTTCGAGCACGTCGATCAGTCGCTGGTGCTCTTCCTTCGCCTCGCGCGCGTCCCTCGTCAGCCGCTGCCACGCGAGACCGATCGCGGCGATGCCCGCCAAGATCGGCACCATCGCCGCGGTCCCGATCGCGAACGTGCCGACGACGTCGGCGAGCTGGCCCACGACGGGGTGCGTATTCGTCGCCTGGCGCGCCATCACGACCAGGCTGTTGTTCAGCCGGTGCATGCCGAGCGAGGAGCTCCGGCCGGCCTGGTCGAGGCTCTTCAGCGAGCCCGCCAGCTCGGTGTAGGTCTCGCGGCCACCGGCGCCTGTGAGCGCCCTGGAGCCCTGCGAGCGATCGATGACACCGATCACCGCCTGGTTGTACGCCAGCGCGCTCTCACGGCCCGCCTGGGCCGCCTCGGCGGGCGTCAGGAAGCCACGCGCCTGGCCCTCCTTGATCCTGGCGATCGACTCGCGGAACGTGACCTCGAGCGCGGCGACCTGGGCCTTGGCCTGCTCGCGGCCAGCCTGAGCGGCGACCATCGCCGTCTGCTGAGCGTTCGCACGCTTCCGCGTCTGAAAGTCGCGCTCGAGCGTGGCGATCTCGCGCATCGTGCGGGCTTCACGGCGCGCGTTGTCCTCCAGCGTCTTCGCGAGCTCGTCGACAACCCGCTTCGTTTCCTTGCTCGCCTTCTGAAACTCGGCGTGGCCCTTGAGGCCGGCGCGCGGGTCGACGCCGAGGCGTAGGACCTTCTCCTCAGGCACCGGCCTTCCTCCCTACCGTACGCTTCGTCATCGCCGCACCGGCACGGTCGACCGACGCCATGAACTCCGAGTCCATCGCTCGGATGAGCCGCTCGAAGCGATGGGCGTCCCAGATGCCGTGCGCGCGCGCGTACTCGTTGAGCGCCGTCCAGGGGATCGCCCTCACGCCCTCACCCCCGGGCCGGCAGGTCGACAGGTCGGCGAACGCCTCCCAGGCCCACAGCACGTCGTCGCGCAACCGGGGCCGGCGGTCCCACGGCGGGAAGGGGCGGCCTGAGCGCACATAGGCCGCTAGCTTCTCGTCCTCGCGGATCTTGCGGCCCCAGCCCTCTTCCCACCGGAGCCTCTCCGTGAGTTTCCCACTTGCTTCTCGACCCGCTCGGTGTAGAACGAGCCGTGTTGCAGCGCTTCGCTCACGATCCACGCGAGCAGGTCGGCGTTCTCGGGATCGGACAGCACCCGCTCTCCGACCGCGGGCGTGTACGCCACCGCGTTGCCGTCCGCATCGTAGATGCCGCTCATGTCGGCCACGATCGCGGTCGCGACGAATGCCGCGTCGTCGGTCCAGCTCGGCACCTCGCCCGAGGAGCCGTTGCGGTCCCCGATCTCCATCGCTCGGTCACGGAATGCGTTGCGGAAGCGCGGGTTGAAGTCGCCGGCCGGCAGCACTCTCACCTTCAGCCCCTTCCGGTGCCAGTGCTCGCGCTCCACGCCCTGCTGCACGGCCACGAGGTCGAGCCTCGCGCCGGTGTCTCCGAGCCTATAAGTCGTCTCTGCCATGGTCCTTCCTTCCCCTGTTCGGTAGTAGGTGCTATCAGGTGCTGTTGGTGAAGCGGATCAGCGCCGCGTCGCCCGCGTTCGCGTACGCCTCGAAGTTGACCGTCACGATCCGGTCGGAGTCGGTGCCCGGGTTATCGATGTTGGCGTCGCCGACGAGCTTGAGCTTCGGGATCTCGATCGTGAACACGTTCGAGTCCTCGTCCGTCAGCACGACCGTCAACTCCCGGTCCTCGAACGCGAACCACGCGTCCATCAGCACGTCGTCCTCGAAGTACTGCTGGATGGATCCGCTCACGAGCAGGCGCCCAACGCCGATGTCGAACGGGTTGAGGCTCCCGATCTCGCGCTTCTCGCGCAGGTTCCTGCTGAGGTTGAGCTCGACACCGGTCGTCTTACCGAGCGCGACAGGCGAGCCACCTGCGACGCCCTCCAGGAGCGAGGTCACCATGTCGACGGTGTTCCACGGGCCGGTCGTCGTCGGGTTCGTGTTGCCCGTTCCCGAGCTGGCCTGGGCGATCGACGGCGTCGCGCCCATGATGCCGAAGCTGCCGGTCACGATCGCGCCGATTCCGAGGCTCATGGAGAGCTGCGAGATGCGGCAGCCCTTGTAGATCTTGTACTGGCTGGGGCTGATGTCGGGGTCGACGAACTGCTCCTCGAACGTGTAGGACTTCTTGGTCGTCCCGTCGACGAGCACCGTCGAGTCCCACGCCTCCAGGAGCATGCCCTCGAGGATGTCGTCGAGCGTGCCGTAGCTCCACTCCATGTTGATCGTGCCGCTCGCCATCTGGCCGACGCGCACCGGCCGGCCCGCGCGGAGGTCGCTCCGGATCTCCTGCGAGACGACCGAGGGCTGCGTGGGCACGATGTTTCCACCGGTGCGCCGGAACAGTTGCAGGTTCGCCGACGGCGTGGTGCCGAAGACCGTCTCCTCGACGTAGCCCAGGTTGGTCAGGTTGCTGTCCATCAGCGCATCTCCCTAGTCGTCGTGGATGGAGTCTCGGTGGTACGGGCACGCGACTTCGGCGCGGTAGTAGACGCGCTCACGGCCGAAGTCGCGGACGGTCGGCACGCGGAAGGTGCAGCCGTCGAACGTGACGTTGCGGAACAGGTTTTCGATGTTCGCGGCGAGGTCCATCGCCTGCTGGTCACCCTGGTTCAGCGGCGTCCGGACCTGCACGAACAACACCCCGGGATGGCGCGTCTGGCGGCTCACGGCCGAGACACTGGCGTTGAACGCTTCGCCCCGGACGACGCGCGGCTCGATGTAGGCGGTGTCGGGGTCCGGCTCGTAGCCCGTGTTCGGGTAAGCCACGTCCGTGCCCGCCCAGTTGGACTTGATGCGCCCCATGATCGCGGCTTGCTCGTCCGCGTAGGTGAGCACGCTCACGAGCTGCCCGCCTGGCTCTGGATCCACGCCCTGAGCGACTCGACGGTGACCTCGACCATGGCGTCCAGGTCCTCGAGGATCAGAATGTACGGCACGCCGTTGTGCAGCCAGATGATGTCGTCACCCGAGGCGCCGAGAATCACCTGCTCGCCCACGTCGTCGGAAACGACCACATGCCCGCCCGCGATGCCCTCCCCGCTCGGATGGTAGGCAAGCGGGTCGTGGCCTTCCGGAGGGGAGCCCTCCTGCACCTGCCAGTTGCCGCGGGCCCGGCCGGTATCGACGCGTGTACCGAGCACCACGCCGCTGAGCGCCCGGAGCGTCACGGCCTTGGTCTTACCGCGCCTGGCCTCGTCCACTTCTTCGACGAACGCGTCGAGCCCGAGCGTGAACTCCCGCACGTTGGTAAGCGCCATGTCACCGCCTCAGCAGGAGCACGTAAGCGGCGTCGGCGTCGCCCGTCGTGATCGGCTCGACGCCCTCGACGCGCCACGTCTTGCCGAGCCAGGAAAGCTTCGCGGAGCCTGGTCTCGGCTGCGTCGTGACCTCGCTCGCGGCGATGACGCACGTGCGGTCGCCCTGCTGGACGAGTGAGCCCGCGAACATGCGCAGCTCGTCCCTGCCACCCGGCATCGGTCGCACGGAGAAGACCGTCTCGGTCGGTGTCGCGGAGCCCGTCGGCGGGTTGTAGGTGCCGGCCGATTCGAGCGTGAGCGTGCCGGTGCCGCCGAGGGCCTTCCCGAGGCTCGTGGCGACCCTGCCGAGCGGCCCGTCGAGCACAGCCATCAGGCGCGCTCCAGGGTCGCCGTGAACCCAGCGGCGCGAAGGACGTGACGGAGCAACCGCCGCACGTGGTCGGGCACCTTGCTCGAGGAGCTCGACAGGTTCGGCTCGACCTCGATGGGCCCGACCTTCGCACGCGTGAAGCGGTCGAGACCGTCGGGCGCGAGCGGGTCGGTGGCGGCCGCGTTCTGGTTCAGCAGCCAGAGCGCCGTCTCGTACGTCGCGTGCAGGACGACGGTCGGGATCTCGGTCGTCTCGTACTCGTTGCCGTCCTCGTCGAATACGTCGAACCGCGGCCACTTGAGCGCCTGGTCCGCCGAGTTCTTGAAGCCGACGAACTGGAACGCGTCCACCCGGCGGGTGCCCATGATGAGCGCGCGCTCCTTCACGTCCGGATCGGACTCGCCCGTCCAGGCCGACGCCTGGAGCCGCTCGTCGAAGTAGACATCGGCCGTCGCCACCAGCGCGTAGCTGTTGGCATCTTCGCCGCCCACGGTCGCGTCAAGATCCGGCATCGGAGTCTCCGGTTGTGCCCGGCCCCGTAGGCGTAACCGCGCCGGAGGCAGCGCTTCCGGGCCTTTCGGATCCCGTCTCGCCGTAGGGCCGGGCACGCTCCAGGTAGGCGACCAGCCGCGCTTCGGTCACCTGCCCGATGCCGGGTACGGTGTCGAAGTCGCGGAGAGCACGGACCTCTGCCATCGTCGTGATCCCGGCACCGATCAACGCGACGCGACCGGGCAGGTCCTCGGGTAGGCCAGAGCGGGGCATGTTGCGCGGCTCGTCCCACAACTCGTGCCGCGCCGGATCGAAGCGCGCCGAGGGGATGACCCTCGGCCGGCTCGGGTCCTTGGGATGACGGATAGCGACGCCCATCACGCTCCCTCGAACAGCGCCCAGGCCTCGGACTCGGAGAGCTGCGACTTGCCGACCTTCTCGCCGTTCTCGTAGGCGGTCCACCACCGGCCTCGCTGTCGCACCTCACGGCTCGTGCCTGCACCCGGGCTCGCGCTCACGGGCGCCGGAATGGGCACGCCGCCCTCGGGCTCGAACCCGGGAATCAGCTCGCACGGGATCCCGAGCGCGTCGTACGTATCGGTGACACGCCGGTCCTCGCCGTCGTGATAGACCATCACGACCTTCCTGTCGATCTGGCGCGCGTCGAAGAACTTGGAATCGTTCGAGCGCGCGGCTCGGCCCTCGGCCTCCAGCTTGGCGACGAGCGCTGCCGAGTGAGCGGCGTTGCGCCTGCGAGCGAATACCTCGACCATCTCGGGGTCCTCCTTCGGTGAGGGCGGGGCCGCGGGAGCCAGCAAAGGCGCCGGCCCCCGCGCGCCCACACGTCCGGGTTAGTCGCTCCTGACGATGATGCCGGGCAGCAGCTTGTTGTCCGCGACCTGGGTCTCCCAGTTGGTGCCGTCGGCAACCTGCGCCCCAGTCGGGTTCGCGCCCGTGCCCGTCTTGTAGTTGCAACCGCGGAGGCCGAGGTTGTAGCCGTACTCGGCCTGGAACCGGATGTAGAGGTTCTGGCTTCCGGTCAGCGGGCCCTCCGCGACCGCGAGCGGCAGCTCGGTCATCTCGATGACCGCGGCCCTGGCCGTTAGGCCGAGCGTCGAGTAGACCGGCTCGCCCGTAGACTGATCGGACAGCGAGATCAGCGAGGCGGAGTCCGTGACGAGCACCGGCCGTCCGAGCGTCGCCGGCATGCCCGCGAACAGCAAGGTGCCGAACGGCTCGGTCCCGAACACTTGGGTTGTCGCGGCGTACTGGCTCGCGATCAGGTCGAACCAGGCCTTGGAGTGCATCACCCAGAGGATGATGCGGCCCGACCTGTCGCCGAACTTCGAGAGCCCGGTGACCAGGTCCGACGTCTCGATCGTGCCGTTCGTCGCGTCGTGCTCCAGCGCGGCCGTCGCGTCGAGCTTCGCCTCCAGCGCGGTGAGCGCCGTGTTGAGCATCTCCTGCGGCACGGCGACGGCCGCTTGTCGCCCGACCGTCAGACTGAACTTCGACGGGCTGAAGCCCGCCAGATGCGCCGAGCTGATGTTCCACTCGTACGGTCCGTTCACACGGTGCAGCTTGACGCTGATGAACTCGCCCTGCGTCAGCTTTGTGCTGGAGAGCGTCGAGCTGGACTCGGTGCTCGGATCGCGTCGGGCGATGGACGACACCTCGTCCATGAACGCCTCGTACTCGTAGTTGCCCTTGAGTTGACGGATGCGGAACGTGATCGCGCCGCGCGAGGCCCCGTTGAACGCGTCGACGTTCTGCTGAACCGTCTCGACGAACGCGCCCTGGAACTGCGGCTGATAGACCTTGACGTCGGTGCTGGTGGTGGTGGCCATCTGGCACTCTCCGTGTACGTGTCACATGACTTCGTCGGAGTGCCCTTGGCACCGCCCGCTCGCCGTTGGCGTGACGGGTGCGCTTGGATGTTTTCAGTCGGTAGCGCCTACCGACTCCCGCGCCGTGGGCGCGGCCTTCTGCGGGCCCCTAGGCAGCCGCGCCCGAGCCGTACTTCTCTTCGGTGTACGCGACCTGCTCGTCGTCGCTCATCTCGGAGAACTTCTTTCCCTGCCACGACTTGCCGCGTCCCGCGCCCTCGTCACCCCCACCTCCGCCACCGCTTCCGGTCTCGACCGGCATGAAGGGATTGGCCGCGTCCGACTTCGCCCACTCGCCCATCCAGTCGGCGAGCGACTTGTCACCGTGGACCTCGTCCACGACGACCACCTGCACGTCGTCGCCCTCGCCCCACTGAACGTCGAGCTTGTGGCTGCGCTCGATCATGGCCTCGACGGCGTCGAAGTACTCCTTTTTCGCGCCCACCCTGGCGATCTGGGCTGCGAGGCTGTCACGGATCAGGCGGCGGTCTCGGCGCGCGTTCTTCTCGGCCTCGGCCTGCGTCTTGGCACGCTCGGCCGCCAGATCCCTGTCGTGATCCTTCTGCAGCTTGGCGCGCACCTCGTCCCACTTGCCGGCCTTCTTCGCCTCGTCCTCCTCGCGCTGCCGAGCGTCGGCCCGTAGCTGATTCAGCTCCTCGGCGTCCTCGGGGGACAGGTTCGCGCCGCCGTCGAGCTTGGCCTTCAGCTCACGCTTCTCGCGCTTCAGGCGTTCGAGCGCGTTCTCGAGGGCGGTCGTGTCCTTCTGCTCGAGGCCGTCGGCTTCGAGCCGGTAGCCGTCCCCGTCCTCGACGTAGAACTCGCGCGCGGATTCCGGCACGTCGTCGAGTTTTGCGACCCGGTACTTGAGCTTCAAGCTCATCCTCCTGGCTGGACGCGAAAGGGCGGCCCCCGGCATTCCTGCCGAAGGCCGCCCCTGGGCGGCTGTTGCACTTGTCGCGCTGCACCTACGCTGAGCATGAACCTACGCGAGGGCGCTTTTCGATGTCAACCCATTCGGCGGTTGGCTCGCCGAGCAGCTCCTTTGTCCAGCCGCTGAACGAGCGGCAGCGGAGGCGGAGCTGATCCTCCAGCTCGAGCCACCTCTCGCGGTACCCGATGCCGGCCGTCCACGCGCCTTCACGGTTGAAATGCGGGCGCGCGTCCATCGGCATCCCGCAGAGCAGCACGCGCCGGTGGCCGGTCTCGATCGCGACGCCGACAGCCACCAGCCCGGACGAGCCGTTGTATCCGCTGATGAGCCGGTCGCACATCTTCTCCCGGTCCTTCATGCCGAACGGGTACGGGCGGGTCCACGTCGTGTAGCCTGCGGGGTGGCCGAGCAGCGCGCGCTCCTTCTCGCGACCCGCCATCTCCTCGGGGTGCATGGTGGCCCAATGGTCGAGAGTGCCCGGCCACACGATACCGGCGTCGTTGCACGCGACGATCGTGCAGACCGAAACGTCCACCATGGTGGACGCGCGCTCGACGTCGGGCCAGAGACTCGACGCGCCCCCGAGTACGAGGCAGGTTCCTACTCGACGTGTGCCCACGTGTTTCGCTTGCGAATATTGCAGACGGCGGACGCACTCACACCGAAACGCTTGCCGATGTCCCGGAGCGCTCCCCGGGCCTCCCGTATCGTTCGAACATCCGCCTCGGTCAGCTTTGCAGCCGGATTATCCTCGCCGCAGTGGACTATCCTCGGGGTGCGGAATGTGGGCGCCCGACGGCGTTGCCCCTGCTGCTTGGGCGTGGCCCACCGGCAGTTGCCCGGCTCGTAGTTACCGTCGTTGTCGATGCGGTCGATGGACGTGCCGGGCGGTCGGTCACCCATGTCCTCAAGGAAGCACACAAAGTCGCGCCAGCGGTCGCAGATGGTAATGCCGCGCCCCCCGTACAGGTGAAAGCCCGGATCATTCGGATTGCGACACCGGCCATTCATGGCCATCCATGATCGATACGCCGGCGACAGTCTAGCGGCGTGGCCGTGCACTTGGCGGCGATTCCTCCGGTTCCTCTCTGCCAGCAGGTCCGAGACCAAGCAACCACAAGAGCTCGTATTGCCGCTCCGCAGAGTGATGCCCCGGACGACGATCTCATTGCCACACCGACATCGGCAGCGCCACGCGGCGTTCGAGCGAATCGACCCCTCCCTCCGCAGCACCGTCAGTCGGCCGTACACCTCGCCGACGATCTCAACGACCTTAGCCATTCAACCCCTGGGGCCCCGAGTAACTCTTGTGTCCAACCACCCATGCTCCGCACGGTCGGTCGGACCCGATCTGCGTGTTTCTTCCATGGGTGCCGGTGTCTGTGATAGGATGCCCACGGCTTACCTGTAAACTCGTTTATCCTACTGTCCTGGGGAACCCCGCACAGGATCGCGGGGATCCCCAGACCGGCGGTTGCGACGCCGACAGCGAGCCAGCCGGAACTCCCCCCGGACCATGCACGGATGATCCGGTCGACAACGCCGGGCACGCGCGTGCAGCTCCAGACGGCGCCGGCCGGCGCGAGGCCGTTCGCGCGACGCCGCGCCATCCACTCCCAGGGCGCCCGGTGCAGCTTGTCGGGGTGGAGCGTGGCCCAGTGGTCGAGCGGGTCCGGATGCGTGATCCCGGCGTCGTTCACGGCGATGCGCACCACCTCGACCCCCGCGGCCTCGCATAGCTCGAGCGCCTCGGACGCCTCGTCCCACACGCCCACGGCCCCGCCGCAGATAATCGCGGCGCTCACTCGGCCAGTGCTCCGTACACGCTGTCCCACCACTCGCGATTCGGGTTGTTCGATTCCTCGGCGTCCCGGAGTAGCTTGGCGTCGTCCGTCCGTCGGTCCCAGTCGTCGGCAAACTTCGAGGCGAGCGCGTAGTGCTGTTCGTCGTCGAGGTAGGTGTCACCCGGCTTGGCGACGGAGCGCGCGGCACAGAGCGCAACGAGGATGCCGTCGATACGGCGGAGGCGGATGCTCACCGACGCTCGATCTCCGCAGCCATCCCGTCCTGGACGCCCGCATCCCGGAACCCCACGTCGGCCACCACCTCGAGGTAACGCGTGCCGGTACGTTCGTGACGCACGATCCACGCCGGGCGGTCGATCCCGGCCGCGGGGACGCGCAGTGTGACGGGCCACCACCGGAGCGCGCCGATCGGGCTGTCCGCCTCGCTCTCGTGCACAGGCGCGCCGAGCATAGGGACCGCCATCCCGTCGCCCCGCAGCGGGAGCACGTTCAGCGTGCCGGGCACGAGCGGCACGCCCGCGATCTCGGAGCGGCCCGCGAGCTTCTCGCCCACCATGGCCCGGGACGCGCCGCCCTGCCCGGAGACGACGACGCCGCGGATCAATTCGGCGTGCATCGCCACACCTCCCGGTGCGGCCGGTGCAGCGCCGGCCCGATGTGTTCCACGTGAAAACTTGCCTGGGCAGCAGCCAGGATCGCCTCGCGCGTGTAGCCTACGCGATGCTTCGTCCGCATCCTCGCGACCGGATCCTGGTGGTCGACCGGACCCTCCCAGAACAGGACCCCCGCCGTGTGGGCGCGGAGCCAGCGCCAGATGCGGCCGTGATCGCCGGTCTCGCCATAGACGTGGTGATAGACGGACAGGAAGAGCACGACGTCGAACGTGCCGAACAATGTCCACTCGACACCGAGGTTGAACGCCCGGAACTCACAGCGCGGCCAACCCTCGGCGGCGTTCCTGGCGACGAGGTCCACGAACTCGCGGCCGTTGCTCCCGCGCACGCCCCGTCCACGGTCGAGACCGAGCACGTAGGCAGCGCCCTGGTCGGAGGCGAGCTTGCAAAAAGCCCCGTGGTCGCATCCGATGTCGAGCACGCGCTTCCCGGTGAGGTCCGGCAGTGGAATCGCGCGGAGCTTGGCGGCCATGCGCCGGGCGGTCTGGTAGTCGCCGCTCACGAGTGCCGCCTCACGAACTCGTCCACCAGGTCGCCGGCGTAGCGTGTATCGTAGTGCGTCATGCCCTGATGCGCTCCGATCAGGAGCCCGCCTCGCATGACCGCGTCGGCGCCGGGGAAGTGCTCCGGACACGCCAGCCCCTCGAAGCCCGGATGCCGCAGGATATTGCCGGCCATGATCGGCCGCGTCTGCACGTCGTGGGCCTCGAGGTAGGCCGCGAGGTCCCGCCGGGTGAACGGAGCGGAATCGAGCACCCGAAGCGGGAACGCGAGCCAGACGGGATCGGCACCCGGTAGCCCCTTTGCCGTAGAGATCACGTCCGCGTGGCGGCTCACACGCGCCAGGAGCTCCAGCCACCGCGCGCGTCGGGTGGCGATGAAGCTCGGGAGCTTCTTGAGCTGCTCGAGCCCGAACGCGGCCTGGAGCTCCAGCGGTTGCAGGTTGTAGCCGGCGGCGGCGAAGACGAACTTGGCGTCGTACCCGCCCTGGTACCTGCGCTCGAAGTCGTCGGAGCCGTCACGGAACAGCACGGAGGAGCGCCCCCAGTACGTGAGCAGCCGGGCCCGCTCCGCGTGGCGCTCATCGCGGAACGAGACCAGCCCGCCCCCCCCGGCGCACGTGATGATGTGCGTGGCGTAGAAGCTCGTGGTGGAGACGTCCGAGAACGCGCCGGTCGGCATCCCACCGAAGCGGGCGCCGAGCGTGTCACAGGAGTCCTCGACGAACGCGAGCCCGTGGCGGTCGCACACCGCCCGCAGCGCGGCCATGTCCGGCACGTTGCCGAGCAGCAGCGGGATCATGATGGCGCGCGTCCTCGGCGTCACCGCGGCCTCGACCGCCTCCGGATCCACGACGTGGGTGTCGGCACACGAATCCGCAAAGACCGGCCGGAGCCCGAGCTGGAGGATCGGCGCTACCGTCGTCGAGAACGTGAGCGCGGGCGTGATCACTTCGGAGCCGGCCGGGATGTCGAGTGACGCGAGCGCCAGCAGGTTCGCCGACGACCCCGAGTTGACCATCAGACCGTGTGGCTTCGCGAAAAGTGCGGCCACCGCCCGCTCGAACTCAGCGACCGCGGGGCCCGCGCCGATCTGCCCCGGGTTCTCCAGCACGCGCACGACGGCATCGATCTCCTCCCGCCCGTACTTGGGGCCCGCGTAGTTCACAGGCGAAACCGCTCCTCGGCGAGCGCGCGGTTATGGGCGGCGTCCTCCGGCCGGTAGACGAACGCCTCGTCATCGTCCCATGCGAACCGGAAGCCCCGGGTGAACTCCTCGCCGAGCGGCGTCGCGCGGAAGAGCAGGGGGATCGTGTCGACGAGGCAGCAGTCGACGAAGCGGTACGTCCACATCGTCTCCCGGGGGCCGCGCCAATTCGTGTGATGCGGGCAGAGGCCGAACTCCGCGGACGCGAGCGGCTCGTAGTACGCCGGGTGCCACGAGCCTTTGTGATCGGGCTTCCTGCCCTCGGAGCTCTGCACGATGACCGCCCCGTGCGCGCCCCTCCACCGGGACAGCATCTCCCGCCGGCCGCCGGCGGGCACGAAGTAGCCGGCGAAGTAGAAGCCGAGCGTCTTCGGCGTGTCCAGCAGCGGCCTCGAGGCCTCGAAGAAGCTGTCAGGATGGACGAGGCCGACCGCGCGGCCGTTCACCCGCGCCCGGCCGTTGTCGTGGTCGATCCGGTAGGTGAGCGGCTCGCCCCGCTCGATGAGCGCGGTGAGCAGGAGCGCCTCCTGGCGACGCACGTTCCGCCTCCTGGCGCTCACCCTCTCGCCGCCTGGTAGATGCGCTTCGCCTTGGAGTGCGAGCCCCGATGCATCACGACCGGGTCCGCGACGTCGGCCCACCGACCGTAGCACATGTACGTCGTCGGGAGCGCAGCGTGGGTGCCGTGCCAGCGCCCCGACTTCCACGCGACGTCGAGCGCCGCCTCGTCGGACTCATGGCCGAGCGCACCCACCCAGAGCGCGAGCAGCTCCTTCGCGGCGCGCGTCGGTCGAAAGTAGAGCGTGCCGACATGCCAGGTACGGGTCCGGATGCCCGCCATCGGTACGGCAGCGAAGTCGACCCCGTCGGGTAGATCGGTGGGCACGCGGAGCACCGAGCCGTCCACGTCGACCCAGAGCAGCGGGCGACCGAGCGCCTCCAGGGTCTCGGCGATGTGCACGGGCTTCTGGCGGCAATTCGCCAGGTAGCCGCCCGCGTCCCGCCGCTCAACGATGTGGTGCTCGAGCCCGAGCCGGTCACACTCCGCGGCAAGCCTGCGCGCGTGGTCGGCGTAGTGCCAGGTGTTCGTGTAGAAGCTGGTGATCACCACGTCGGCCGTGTTCATAGCCCCCTCGTGGCCTGGAGAAGCGGTCCAGGATCGAACGAGCCGAGTACCGGCGCGGCGGCGGCCTGCTCGACCGTCGACCAAGGGTGGAGCTCCACGCCGACGGACGCCGCGTAGTCGCGGAACTTGATCCCGTCGCCGCTGAGCCGGTCGCTCCACCGCACCCAGGCCGCGGGGATCCCGAACGCATGCGCCACGATGATCCCGTGCAGCGAGCTCGATACGACGGAGCGGCACTCCCGGATCTCGCGGACGACTTCAAGCGGGTCGGCGCGGAGCACGTCGATCACGCGCTCCCGGGGATGCGCCCTGGTCATGGCCCCGTGGTCGACGTAGTGCGGCACGATGCCGAGGTCGTGGACCTTCGGGACGTCGCACGTGACGAACCCGGCCAGCAGCAGTGCCGGGTCGCCGTAGACCTCGGGGCACTCACCTCCCGCGGCGAGCACGACCTTGCGGGTGAGCGGCCCCCGTACAGCGAGATAGCGCGCGCGAGGGCTCGGCTGGTCCGTGGCCCGCATCGCTCCGGAGCCCCAGACGGTGTGGCGGCCGGTGGCGAACCGGACGATCGAGCCGGTGGCGAGCACGTCGGCGCTGCCCTGCGACGCCCACCGCGCATCGTAGCCGAGCCACCCGAGGACGTGCGGCGTCAGCACGTCGCCGAGGTTGCCGGGTCTCGGGGACCGCGGCCACCAGACGCGGAGGGGCTTCACGCGGCCCTCCACGCCTCGTGTCCCCATCCGGCGGCAGGATCGTTGGGGCGAGGCCGCCCGTGGAACGCCACCAGGCGGGCGTCGGGCGGCGGTCCGTTCTTGCAATGGACCTTGAACGAGTAGACGCCGGGGAAGAGCGCCTGCACGGTCGGGCCCGCCGGAGCGTGCGCGTGCAGCCATTCCCCGTCGCCACGGTAGCGCCGCATGAAGGCGTCAGGATTCTTCGTCCACGTCTCCCAGAGCCGCTCGGTCACCTCACCCGGCCGGAACAGCATTACGCCCGATTGGCGATGCTGGGGCCGGTAGAAGCTGCTGAGCAGGATAAGCGGATCGGTGAACTCCGCGAGCGGGGACAGGTCGGCGACGGGCAACGTGTCCAGGTCCAGGTACACGACCGGCTCGCCGGCGGGGAAGAGGCCGGGCCTCAGCAGCGTCAGTTTCGACCACCACCCCGGGAACGCGTCGCGCCCGAGTGGGACCGCCACGATGTGCGGCTCCACGACCTGCATGTCCGTGAGGCACACGATGCGCGCTCCCGGCGTGTACCTCAGGATGCCGCGCGCCAACGCTCCGACCCACCGCGGGCTGTAATCCCCACCCGACTTCAGGACGCACGCGATGGTCACGCGTAGACCCCAGCCGTGTTCGCCCTCACCATGAACTGCCGGCACATCTCGCCGTGGACGTAGGCGATGCGCTCTTCCTCGGCGTTCACATGGTCATCGTCACCGAGCCGCGAGAACTCGAAGCCCACGCGCCGGGCCCACGCCATCGTCGCGTGAAGGAGCTCGTGCGTGACGATCTCCATGGTGCAGTACCGGCCGGCGAAGTTGACCTCGGCGATGCAGGGATGGCGGCGGGCCCGCTTCTTCGTGCATTTCACGACGTTCCACTCGGTGCAGAAGCCGCGCACGTGTCGCATCGGCGCTCGGTGCTCGTGGGTCCCGGCGGCCGTGAGCTCGCGGCTCCGCTCGTGCATCGCCTTCAGGGTCGGGTGGACCCGGACGCGGACGTAGAGCGTGCGGTCGGGCTCCGGGTAGAGGCGTAGGACGGTGGTAACTGTAATCACGGGCACACGCGAACCACGCCGCAGGGCCGACGACTCACCTGGAGGTGCGCCGCGCAGAGCCCCTCACTCCAAGCGGCGCGTGAGCACCGATGGCCAGCTGCTGTCACCGCTTCGCATCGGCCACGCCTGGCCCAACTCTTCCGCGCCCCCCTGTGCCAAGCATCCCTCCTCCCCGCGATGACCCGTGGGTCTCGATTGTGGTGGCCCGTCGCCCACCTAGCGTTCGGGTTGGCGAGATGCGTCCCGCAGCCGCAGGAACACACATGAATCCAACGGTCGCGCTCAACGTCAAGGCGGTATCGCGGCTTAATGGGGTAGCTCCGCACCCATAGCGCATCACTCACGGTCCTACGCGCCCCATCCATCTCGATCGCGTTCTCGAAGGATGCGCTTCAGCTTCCGAACCTCTCGCGCCAGCTTCTTGATTTCGGCCTCTGCGGCCCGAAGCCCTGCCTTCAGAAGCGTCATCTCACGGTCGCTCACCCCGCCCTCCCCAGCACCCCGCCCGGATGCGTCGCCCTGAAGTCCTCAGCCCCAAACCCACGCTCGCCCATCAGCACCACCGCCAGCGCGTCGCCCATCGCCAGACTCGCCGCGGTCGAGCACGTTGGCACCATCCCCAGGGGACAGGCGTCCTCCCGTACCGCGCAGTCCAGGACGACGGTCGCCATTAGGGCCAGCCGGGACGATCGCACGCCCGTGATGGCCACAATGGGATGGTCGAGCAGCGCAGCCGCGAGCCGTAGCGTCTCCTCGCACTCGCCCGAGCGGCTGATCAGGATGCAGACATCGCCATCGGACACGAGCCCGAGGTCTCCGTGCAGCGCCTCGGTCGGGTGCAGGAACGTGGCGGGCGTGCCGGTGGAGGTCAGGGTGCCGGCGATCTTTCGCGCGATCGCTCCGGACTTGCCGACGCCCGAGACGTGGACGAGCCGGGCACGCTGTAGGAGCTGCACCGCGGCCACGAACTCGTGATGGATCCGCGCGGCAACCGCGTGAATCGCGTGCGCCTCGGCGTGCATGACGCGCGCGCCCTCGGCGGTGATGCGGAGATGGTCGGCGTGCGTCACGCGCGAGGCACCCGAAGGCCCGGCCTCGCGATCACGATGTCCGGCTTGCCGGCCTTCTCCTTCTCGCGCGCATCCTGCTCGGCGGCGATGGAGTCACCGACCTGGGCGAGCGCGGCGGCCAATATCTTGACGACGATGCCGGGGTGCTCCATCGGGCCGGTGGTCGTGACCTGCTTGGTTTGGAGGTCGAGCTCGATCAGGACTTGCAGCTTCTTGGGGCTCATGTGGTCTTCTTGCCCTCCTTGGTGAAGGCCACCAGTCGGCGGCGCATTAGTTCGTCGTGCACCTTCCGCTGACCGGCCTTCCGAAGTTCGTAGCACGTCCCATCGGCGTGGACCGCGAACCGCAGACGCTCACCGGAACGCATGGGCACGTTGACGATCGTCGGGCGGCGGGCCACCCTAGTTCACCGAAAGCTCGGCGAGCGACACCGTGCGGAAGTCTTTCGTCACGAGGTCCTTCAGGGTCACCTCACCGTTGCGGAAAAGCTCGGCTCGGCCCTTGCCGAAGATCCGGTTTTGCACGGCCGGCCTCTGGCGCCGGAGCCACTCGGCCGCGGCGGTGTTGGACGAGATGCGCTCCACGTCTCCGAATCCCCCGGAACGACGCCGGGCGCGCACCGTGCGCAGCAAGTCTTCGTCCGAGACGGTAGATAGGTCGCGCACCACACGGTCGGCAGCGGGCGGCTCCGTGAGCCCGAGCTTCTTCCAGTCCGGCAGCCCGATCAGCGTGCTCCGGCAGCCCCAGTGCGTAGCCTCACCCGGCACAATGATCTCCGGGTCGTCCAGGTCCCATACGGTCCCGTCGAGCGACAGGCATATCAGCGTGGTGCGGTCGTCGAGCGTGGCCACGTACTGCACGCCCTCCAAGATGCTCGCGTTCTCGCGGAACGTCTCAAGCATGCCCCTCGCGGCCGTGAACGTGACCGCCGTCCGGACCAGCCCCTCCGCGTCCCTGGTCGTCGTCTGCATCACCCCGCCGGTGAACGCACGGGATCCCGCGACCCTGCGGCCCCGGATCCGCCGCACGATGTCGTCGATCGGCTCCTCACGGGCCATGCCGAGCCGGACCTGCACACCAACGCGGTCGACGATGTTGGCCCCGAGGCGGGTGCCATGGTCCTTGAGCACGCGGCCCTCGAACGGGTCGGTCGTGAGTATCGCGCGCATCCTCGCGCGGGTGAGCGGGGTCTCCCTGACGCGGCCCTCGAGGTCGAACGTGCCGAGCGTAGCGATTAGGTCGTCGTGCACGGCGACCGCCTGCTGGCGACCGAGGCCGGTGAGCGCGTCGCGCAGACCCTCCGTGGTCGGTGGTAGCCACCTGCGCACGCGCTCGCGGGTCCGAGCCATGAACGCCTCACGGCGGGCCAGGCGGTAGCGCGCCTGCACGCCGGTCGGATCGGCCCGGCGCAGGTCGCGCTCGAAGCCGAAGAACAGCTCGGCCAGCGCCTCGCGCAGGCTCCGGCCTATCGTGTTGCCGACGTGCTGAAGGAACAGAACGCGCTCGATCAGCTCCTGCATCAGGCCGCCGCGGCTCCGTCGTCCCCGGTGTCACCCTCACCGCCACCGCCGACGTCCAGCATGCTCTCCATGGTGGCGAGCCGCTCCTCGCGCTGCGCCCTGAGCTTGGCGACCTCGGCCTCGATGTCGAACGCCTCGTCGAGCACCTCACCGGCCACGAGCGCCGCGAGCAACGCCTCCAGCGACAGGTTGTCGGCCGTGACCATGTCGTTCAGCACACGGAGCAGCGCCGGGTCGATCAGCTGAGCGTGGAAGTCGCGGTTGAGCACAATCTCGCCGACGACGTCCACCTTGCGATACTTGCCGTGGATCTCGAGCGCCCGGTTCGTGCCGTCCTGCAGCGAGATCGCGAACGCGGCGAGGTCGGCGTCGGCCTCGGTCTTGTCCAGGATCTTCTCGGTCGCGGTGACCTGGGTCCTGCGCACGAGCATCTGCAAGCCGAGCGATGCCATGCGGCCCTGGATCTCCTGGAGCTCCTCCTTGGTCGCGTCGAGGCCGTGGCCCTGGCTCTCGAGCATGCCCGTCGTGGCCTCGGGGTCGTTCAGCAACATCATGCCGTCCGGGCCCCAGCGGACCTTCGGCACGCCCTCTTCGTCCGTCACGCCCCTGCCGAACATCCACGGCACGGCGATCGAGCTGAACGTCATGGACTTCTGGCGATCGGAGCGCACGCGGTAGTGCTCGATTTGCTCGTACGCGAGGTCGCGCAGCGGTGGCTCGGACTCATAGATGCCGGTGCGCTTCGCGTACACGATCACGACCGGGATCTCGTCGATGTCAATCATGTAGCTCTCCGTGCGCACCCACTTCTTCGTGCGGTTGCCCTGCGCGTCCACAGCCTCCTGGAACTCCCAGAACTGGCCAACGATTTCACGGCCGTCGGGCGTGACCAGTTCGCGTAGCACGCGGCGCCCGTCGACCGTCTCCTCCCCGAAGTCGCCAACGGGTCGCTTCACAGCCTCACGGTACACGAACAACGTGAGCACCGGCCGGCCCGCGCGTAGCATGTAGCGCCAGTTGATCGCCTGGCTCTTCTTGACGGCGATCCAATACGGGCGGATGCCGGCCTGGCGCTCGTCCGCCCGGGTGCGGATCGCGGGATCTTGGCGAGGAGCGTCGACGTGGAGCCACGTGTGGCCGTCGGTCAGCGCGTCCTCGGCGACGTTGCGCAGGAAGATCGGCAGCGCCTGGCCGCGCTGGTCGATGTTCTCCAGGTGCTCCTCGAGCGGCTCCGGCACCTTCTCGTAGGTCGGGTCCTTCCGGAAGATCATGCCGGTCAGCGCGCTCACGGTCTTGCCGAGCGCGTTGAACGCGACCGCGATCTCCAGGCGCTCCTCGTGCTTCTCGTCCGCCTCCATCGGGTGCTTCGGCAGGTACGTCTTTCCGGCCTTGCGCAGCGTCTTCGTGCCACCCGACGCGTCGCGCATCAGCACGACGTCTTCCAGCTGCGCGCGGTAGGACTGGCACTCGTAATCCGGCCGGTCCTTGGAGTCGTCGCTCGCCGGGTCGACGATGATCTCGGTGCGCTCGGTCCGCTTGGCCGCCTGCACGAGTCCGGTCGAGTAAGCCATGGTGCGCCTCAGCCGAAGGGGGTGGTGATGCGCGTGCCGTGGAGGGGCGCCGTGAGCACGTTGAACTCCTCCCAGAGCAGGTAGCCAAGCGCCGCGCAGACGTGGCCGTACTTGCCCTTTTCGGGCTGGGTGGTGGTGCCCTTTTCGGGCTGGCTGGTGCCCTTCTTGTAGACGAGGTTCGAGAGCCCCGTCACGAGATACTTCGCCCTGGGATGCACCCGGCACCGACGACGGCCGGTCTTCTTGTCGAGCAGCATGTTGTTGGTGTTGTTGATCCGGTCCTTGACGGGCGGGGCGGCGCTCGGAGCGCGGACCTCGAAGCCCGCGCGCCTGAGGATTGTGAGGTCTGTCTCTCCAACGGGGGCCGACGTCTTGCGCTGGTTGCCCGAAGGGTCGGGGCACGCGATGTAGCGCCGGCCGGGGTAACGCTCCTTCACCTCGTCGGCGAGCTCGGCGGTGTTCGAAGACCTGATCTTGATCGCGTCGAGAACCAGGCACTCGTCGACCGCCCTGACCGCGATCACTGCGGACATGGGATCGACGTTGAAGTCGATGCCGACGAGCAGCTCGCCGGCGCCGGGATCCTCGATGCTCTCGTCGATGCTGCCCTCGGGCCACGGCTTGTTCAGGAAACCCGCATACACGCGCCCCGAGCCGCCGAGGAAGTACCCGCCACCCCAGACGTGCTCGTACATCTCCGGGTCGATCCGCAGGTCGTCCTCGGCCTCCTGGAGCATGTCGGGTGGCAGGAATGGGTTGTCTCGGTAGGTCGCTTGAACAAGCCGGACGTTTGGGTTGCCGGCGCGCTCGGCGAAGAACTTGTCGACCGCGTCGTCGGGGCTCTCACGGTTGTAGCTGAACCAGAGCTCTGAGCCAGGCGCGCGGATCGTCGGACGGAGCAGTCTGAGCGAGCGATCCGACAGCGAGTGCGCCTCCTCGACCCAGGCGCGCCCGAAGCCCTCCAGCGACTTGATCGAGTCGGCCGTATGGTCCTGCATGCCCTCGAAGATCATCACGCCCTGCCCGCCCCTGCGGCGGATCTCGGACGTGAGGATCGCGAAGTGGTCCTCGACGCCATGCTCGCGGATCTTGAGCTCGACGAGACTCTTCGCTGAATAGCGCAGCGCCCTTTGGACCTCGCGGATGCACACGAAGTGCAGGTCGGGGTCACAGACCATCTCCTCGACCGCGAGGCCAGCGAAGAAATGCGACGCGCCCCGACCGCGCCCGCCAACCGCGCCCTTGTAGCGCGCCGGCTCGAGCAGCGGCAACGCCCACTCCGCGGTGGGGATGTCAAGGGCTACCGTCGCCATTCCGGCCGTTCGCGTGAGCGGCGATGCGGTTCGTTGCCGCGGGCACGACCTGGCGGGTAACGGCTACCTCCATCGGCCCGCCACCAGGCCCCGAGATCTCGGCCCGGACCCGCGGCGGAGTCAGCCTGTCGTCAGTCCGCTCCAAGAACCAGCGCGCCACATCGCCATCGCATGCACGGAGCCTGGCTGTGATCGCTGCCCGTGCGTCGGCATCGGCATCCGCGAACCACCGCTCCCGCGCCTCGACTCGTGCGGCGTTCCAGGTCTCGACGTCGGCCTCCCACTGCCGGATCGTCCGCTCGATACGTCCCACCGCTTTCGCCGTGGTTTTCTGGGTGGCGCCGAGCATACGCAAGTACGCTGCCGATACCATCTTGTCCCAGTGTTTCGGACGCTTGGCCGCAGCCCCAGAACCGGCAGCGCTCACCCCGCCACCGCCTCGACCAAGGCGTCCTCGAGCGACACATCCGACGGGACAGAACGCACCCAACGGCCGGCCGGAGCGATGATCAGCCGGCACAGCCTGTCACGGCCCCGGCGGGTGCGGTGGTGCACGTAGATCTGCGGTCCTCCGTCCACGTGAAACGGCTCCCTGATGCGCTGCCCGCATTCGGGACAGGTCGCGTAGAGCAGGTCTCCTGAACGCGAAAAGGCGGCGCCTCCGGCGAGCTTACCGGGTGGCGCCGCCCCTGGGCGGCCATCGCTGCTGTCGTCCAAACGTACCCTCCCGCGTGCGTTCAGGTCAACGCTCCTGAGGTTCTCAGCCCCAACCCATCTCGTGCCGCCTCCGTGAACATCAGCCTGGCCGCGTCCCAGCTCAGCAGCACCCGACCTGTCGCGCCGTCTCGTTGCTTGGCCAGTATCAGCTCGCCCTTGCCCTGCCACTGCGCCATCGTCTCGTCCGGTGTAGCGTCGTCGAAGTACTCCTCAGGCCTCCAGAGCAGGAGCACGTTGTCGGCGTCCTGTTCGATGGCTCCCGAGTCACGTAGGTCTGCGAGCATGGGACGCGGTGGCTTCCTGTCCTCGACCTTCCTGCTGAGCTGGGAGAGCGCGAGCACGTGGACGCCGAGCTCGCTGGCTATGCGCTTGAGGTTGCGGGTGATGTGCTCGACCTCGTTGTTGCGGTTGCCAGCGTTCTTCGGGCCCGCCATCTGCTGGAGGTAGTCGACGACCAACAGGCCTACCTCATGCTTCGTGCGGTGGCGTTGGACGAGCGAGCGTAGGCCCTCGACCTGGGATGGTGGACGGTCGCAGGTCCACAGTGGGAGCACGCCAAGGCGGTTGCTGGCCTGGCCGAGCGTTTCCCATTGACGCCGGTCTAGCCGGCCCCTGCGGATGGCTCCGGCGTCGATGCCCGTGAGCCGGGCCAGGCCCCTGCGCCCGAGCTGGCCGCGGCCCATCTCGTAGCTCGCATACGCTACCCCGTTGTCGTCCATCGCCGCGCGTTCAGCGAGCTGCCAGGCGAGCGCGCTTTTCCCCATCGCCGGCCTACCCGCCAGTATCGTCAGGCAACCGGCTTCCAGGCCCGCCGTCAGGTGGTCTAGATGCGGGATGCCGGTCCTGATGCCGACCATACCGTCCGGTGTGTTGCTCGCCCGCTCGATCAGAGCCATAGCGTCCAGCACCAAGTCGCCGGACGAGCAGAACGAGGCGGGCCCGCTCCGGTCGGTGACGGCCAGCAACCGTCTCTCCGCGGCCTGGAACACCTCGGTCGTGTCCGCACCCCCCATCGCGTCTCGGGCCGTCTCTTGGCAGGCGGTGATGAGCCTCCTGCGTGCCGCGGTGTCCCGGATGATGCAGGCGTGGTGGTACGCACCAGCCGCCGTGGGTACGGCGTCCACCAAGGCTCCGAGCATGTCCCACCCACCGGCACCGTCCAGGTTGCCGTGAGCATTCAGGTGGGCACCGAGGGATGTAACGTCCACACCCGAGCCCTTGTCGTGCAGGCTCACCATCGCCTCGTAGAGCAGCCGGTGACGTGCGGCGTAGAAGTCGGCCGGCATGAGCACCACCCGTACCTCGCTCACGGCTTCCGGATCGATCAGCATCGCGCCCAGCACGCCGATCTCGGCTTCCGTGGAGTGCGGTACGTCGTTCATAGCGAGTCCGCCCAGTGTTTGCCGTTGGCGAGGTTCGGGTTCGCATCCTTCGCTGCCACCTTCAGCCAATTGCGGATGGATCGGTCGGGCGCCCTCGGCTTCCTACCCTTGCCCTCATGCCACTCGGCGCATTCGCGTATCTCGGCCTCGAGGTTGACCCCGGCGTAACGAGGCTCCCGGCGTAGGTCGTCTACCCACTCCTCGATGCCACGGTTGAGCTTCCAGGAGCATCCCAGCCGTTCGCAGAAGTCACCCACCGCGCGCGCGACGACGTTGTTACCAACTGTACTTGTTGTTCTTTGTCCCGTTTGCGTCCCGTTTGCGTCCTCGTTGGCGTCCCCGTGAGTGTCCCGAGGATTGGCGTAAACGTCATAATTCACAATGCGATAGACTGTCCCATATCGGTTCACGCTCTCATGCCGGATCTTCCCGACCTCCGGGTGCTGTAGGGCCGCTAGAAATCGGTCGGCTCGGTTCTTCGACCACTTCCAGCGTTCCGCCAGGTACCTCACTGAGGCCAGAAAACATCCGCGTGGGAGCTTGATTACCGTGCCCCCTACCACCCTCGCGCCGTCCTTCCACTGCGCCATGTGGCAGAGGTCCATGAAGGCCCATCGCTGACACGCTGGGTCGCCCTTCGCGAGCTCGTGGTCCGGGTCGAACATCCGGTCGTAGATCGGCGTCCACCGCTCGCTCACGTAACCGCGTCCTCCTCGACGTACAACCCGAGGATGCGGCCACCAGCATGGAACAGCGTGTGGCACGTGCGGCAGAGCACGGTCAGGTCGGCCGGACGCTCCCTGCACAGCCGCTCGTACGTCCGGTGGTGCACCTCGAGCTCGTGCGGAGAATTGCAGGCCTGGCAGGCGTGGCCCGCGTACTCGAGCGCGGCCGCTCGCTTCTTCCGCCACTCGGGACTGGCCAGGTAGTCGCGGTAGGAGAAACCCCGCTCCGTGAGCAGGAGCTCCGTGTATGGGTTGCTCGTCGCTGGTGGCGCGACGTCGAGCGTCTCGGTTGCTGACTTCATGGTCGGGTACCGTCAGGGTTGTTGATGTGGCAAATCAGACGAAGCGACTCACGCAGCCTGGGGAAACTCCTGCACCCGATGCAATCCGGTGGGGATTTCGGACACGTGCCTTGAGCCCGAGCTTCTCCCGCGCCCGCTCGACCACTACCGTCTCGTACGCGCGGAAGAGCGCGTGACTGCCTCCCGCAGCCGCGGTGATGATCTCGTCGGCGGTGGGGCCGGTGAACGTCGTCACGGTGCCGGTGCGACGCGGCGCACGGCGGATCCACTTGTGTGCCGCGACCCATGCGTCGGTGGCGCGTTTCACGACCAGGTCGTTGAGCCTCACGGCTTTTCCTCGGGGGAGACACGCGGGAACCGCAGGAAGCGCCCGGTGTCGAGGCGCCCCACCACAGCCTCGTGCTCACCAATAAGCGCGACCAGCTCACGCGGCAGGTTGGGCCACCTCACTACCTTGACCCACCCAGCGTCGAGCAACACCACTTCGCTCGTGTGTTTCGTCTCGCGCCTCACATCTCACCTCCTTGTTGGCTCTCCTCGCGGGAGAGAGCACCCCTGGCGACGCGCTGCAACTCGTAGTAGCCGGAGAGCTTGGTGCCGTGGTAGACGTGGTTGGCTATCTCCTCCAGGGCCTTCCGGTAGCGGGAATCCGTGGGGGAGCGGCAGTCAGGGACGCGGTCCACGGGATCGGATGGCTCGCCAATGACGATCGTAGCCGGGCCTAGGTATGTGATTGCCCACAGCAACCGGCAGACGCAGCAGGCATTGTATGCGGCCGCGACGTGATGCTCGCGACCGTCATCCGTTTTCTTCGCGCGAATTGCCCTCTTAAGACGCCTCGCAAGGTCAGGCCACTCGTCGTAACTCGGTTCCGTCTCGCTCACAGCTCTTCTCCTTTGTTGGCTCACAGCGGCCCAACCCTATGCGCGTCGTCCCAGTCGAAAGGCGGCACGTAGTCCGACGGTCCCGCCGGGTTCTTTCGCCATTTCAAGCCGTAGTTGTTGTCCTTCCCGAAGGCGGGCACCGTCCTCGCGCAGCGTATTTCGGCTTGCTCGCGCTTCCGCTTGCGCCGTAGGTAGGCGGCCATCTCGCAGGCTAGCTCTGTGCGGGTGAGTGGGGTCATGGGGTGAGCTCCAGTAGGCGGGAGCCGATCCACTCGGTGTAGGCCGGCGGAATCGCTTCCTTGAGCGTGTCCCACGGGAGCCAGTCGATGCCCATGGCGGCCTGGGCTTCAGCGAGGGTGCGTGCGGTGCGTCCGCCGTTCGGTATCTCGTCAGCGAGGTTGTAGTAGACGCCGACGGGCCGGCCTTGCGCCGCGTGATCGCATGGTGGGGACAGCACGAAGGGGCACTCAAACAAGCGGTGTCTCCGCACCGCGAGCCCGAACATGCTCCCGCAGAGCAGGACGGCCCCGTCCATCGGCGCGCCGGGCACGTTCTCGATGACGTACGGCACACCGCTCGCCCTGAGCATCGCCCTCGTCTCGGCCAACAGGTCGCTGCTTCCCACGGTGCCGCCCTGTGCGTCCCGCAGGCGCCCGGCCCGCGTGTACGCCTGGCACGGAGGGCTCGCATGGATCAGGTCGAAGCCAGACAGGTCGAAGGGCGGAGCGAGAGCGTCGGCTTGAACGAAGGGGAACGGGTAGTGCGGCTGGAGAACGATATCGACGCCAACCACGGAGTAGCCGGCACGGGCGTATCCGACACTCGCGCCTCCGCCTCCGCAGAACAGGTCGAGCACCGTCGCCCGCCCCGGCGTGCGCCATTCGGTGCGGGACTGGTGGGTGCGGCTCATGCGCCTAGCTCCAGGACGCCCTGGGAGAGACGCTTGGCGGCTATCTCGCAGTACTTTTCTTCCAGCTCGACGCCGATTGACTTGCGACCGAGATTCTTGGCTGCCACCAGGGTGGTGCCGGAGCCGGCGAAGGGGTCGAGCACAGAGCCGGAAGTCATGCCGATGCACCACTCCATCAACGGGAGCGGCTTCTGTGTTGGGTGGTGCTTCCCCTCGCTGGCAAGCTGGCCATGGGCGTAGCTGAACGCCCGTGTCGGCTGATCGAGGGTCGTCCAGGCAAGCTCGACGTGGCCGGACGAAAAGTTGCGCACGATCTTGTCCCACACGAGCCACCCGCGCCGCGGTGGGAGCGCGTAGTATTGGCCGCCCCACACGACCGCATTGGGGAATCGGGCCACCAAGTCCGGGACGAAGCCGGACGTAGCCGCGTCCCACGGCAGGCCAGCCTGGGACCGTCCTTCCCAAAGCGGCCACTTGACCTCGCCACCTTGCATGATCGCGCCGAGGCCGTACGGGGGGTCGGTAATCAGAACGTCGGCCTGGGCGACCACCTCCCGCCAGTCCCCATGCCACAGCGTGACCCACTCGTCCTGATAGTAAATCCGGCTCACGTCGGCACCCTCCAGGACGGGGGGTGAGATGCCACATACCTTGCCGGCGCGGCGCCCGCATTGAGCCGTGCGGGGCGAGCGGAGTCTAGGAGGGACGCGGGTGCGGCAGGTGTGAAACCGGGCGTGGACCTACAACTACCAGGCGTGGAACCCGCGCGCGCATTGGGATTCCGGCATATCACTGCCGGAAGTACTGACCTCAGCCCCCGTGTATCGCGACCCTCGCCATCTCTGCCGCTCGGTCCGGTAGGAGCCAATTGTAGAGGCGCTCCGTCGTGGTGACGGATGCGTGACCGAGGCTCGCTTGGAGCAAGCGCATCTCGGGCTTGGCCTCCAGGAACATCCGCGCGTAGGTGTGGCGAAGCGAATGAAAGCGCACGCCCGGCTCGTCCAGCCCAGCAGCCACCAGCATGGCCCGGAACTCGTAGTGCTGGCGCGTGGCCTCGAACTGCGGGCAGACGTGGCCCTCGCCCCGCTCGTGATTCCAGCCCGGCAGGATGACGGCGGTCCGCGCTCTCTTGCCCTTGAGCGGCCGGCCGCCCTGCTGGCGCACCACGCGCACCGTCTGCTGGCTCACGTCCTCCCAGCGTAGTCCGTAGATCTCGCCCTGTCGGAGCCCCATGTATAACCCGCAATCCACGGCGATGAGCATGTCGCCCGCGTGCTTCCTGAGACGCCCGATCTCCGTGTCCGTCCACACCCGCACGTCGGGTCGCTGTTTCTTCGGCAGCGTGAACTCGGGGCTCGCTCCACACCAGCGTAGGAACGTTGCGATGGTCTGCACGTAAAGCTGGACCGTGGCGCTCGTGTACTGCTCCGACAGCAGCCGATCGGCCGTCTTCTGGAGGTTGACCCGGTGGACGCTCGTGCCCGCGCCGAAGTCCCTCACCAGGTGCGCGAGCGATGTCACGTCGTTGGCCAGCGTACGCGGCTCGACCACGCCCCTCCGGTGCAGAACGTACTCGGCTTTCGCGTCGCCGATCGTGCGTGGCTTCGAGCGCCCGAGCACCCGCGTCCGGTGCTCTGAGTGAGCGAGCTCCACATAGGCCCACTTCCAGCGTTCGGCCACGTCGCGTAGCTCCGTCCGCTCGCCCGCTTCCGGCCAGCCGGGATGCCTCGGATCTCGCATCGTCAACCTGCCGAGCCCCCAGGGCCGCATGTCGACCGAGTGCCATCTACCGCACCTGTAGATGCGGGGGCCGAGAACGTCCGGCCGGTGCGGTCGCTGTCTTTGGGGCCTTCCAGGGGCCACGCATCCTCCGTGGTCGGGCGAGCGCGGCAACATGGGCCTCACACGCCGCGAGCGGCAAGCGCCACATCCGGTCCTTGTAGGCTCCGTGGATGTCCGGTGCCCACTTGGCCCACGTCTCGGCCGAGTAGGAGAAGCGCCTGGCAGCCTCGGTCGTCGTGATGTAGGCCGGCTGCCCACCATTCGCCAGCGCCGCCCGTATCTCGTCCACCGTCGAGCCCCGGGTACCTATCGTGACGGACTCGATGCGGGTCGAGCCCGGTAGGCTGGCGAGTGAGTCCGCGATGCTCACGATGGCTCCGGATCCTGAGTCTTCCACCATTCCTGCCCGATCGGATGCGGGTACGGCACGTAGTCCTCGCCTTGTTCTTCGCGCGCCAGCTCGTGCAGGATGCGGTCGGTCGTGGGAATCATGAGCTTCGCCAGCGCGTCGAACTCCTGTGAGTCCATCTCGTCGTACATCGCTTCGCGGAACGCTTCGAGCGCCGCTACCTGAGCGCGTAGGCTTCTGATGCGGGGGATGTTCACGCGGGCTCCAGAATCAATTCCACCCGCTTGTTTCGCCGCTCGATGCTCTGCTGTACGTCGAGTGTGACGTGCTCTGGTGAGTCGTCCACCAGGTAGCCGCGTGTCACCAGCCAGTCGAGAACGTGCTTCATGCGGGCGTGTAGGTTGTCGGGGTCCATGCGGTTGTGTAGGTAGAAGTGGGCGCGGACGGTCACGTTCGTAAGCCGTTCCTTCGGTGGCGCCGGCACGAGGTGGAATTGCTGGCGCTCGTCCGAGGCCCGGTAGAAGTCCTGCTTGGCGCGCCACTTAGCTCGCCAATGAAGCCTTGCGTTCCCAAGATTTGCGGGCATGGGCAGCGTCATCTCGATTGCGTTGCTGATGGCGGACTCCCTCACGGCATGAACCCCTCGAACAACATCCTGACGCGCCCACATCGCTTACAAGTCGCATTCGGCCCCGGATGCAGCCCCGCCTCCTCACCGATCAGCACCGTCTCATCCGCCCTCGCGAACCTGCCGCACGTCTCGCACACCGGCACGAACACGGCCGCGCATCCGTCTACGTCGTAGGAGATGCGGCGGGTGTTCACGTACTCGTTCACCGCACGGCCCTCATCCCATCCCGTCGTCTCTTGGCCTCCACGCTCTCCAGCAGCCGAGACGTGCGGCGCTTCGCCTTGTTCGCGGCATCGGACCACCCACGCATGAGCCAGCCAGCGAGGAGTCCGGCAGTCCAGACGGTCAGGACACCGAAGAAGATGGAGGCGGTCATGGTCGCTCCGTCCGCTCGAAGGTGATGCGCCAGACGTACGGGTCATCCGACCACGGCGCGCGCTGGTAATTCAGACTGTCCCACCTCTCGGCGAAGTAGATGCGGGCCCACTCGTCCGTCGTCAGCGGCTCATGTCCCGGCAGCAGGCGACCCTTCGGTAGGTAGGACGCGGCGGCCGGTGACTTGCCAGGCTTGGCGATTCGGAGAAGCGGCTGGTTCGGTTCGCTCACCGGGATCTGAATGCCCTCGGCGAACACGTCCTCGGTCGTGATCTCTTGCAGCCGCTCGACCCGCACGTCCGTCACGCGGAGCCAGATGCGAGCGCCGAACTTCGGTAGGTGGATGCCGGGCCTCCACCGCAGCGGGCTTTCCTCCCATCGGTAGAGCCCGTCCTCGTCGACCTCGACACCCTTCGTGTTCAACTCATCGGACACAGAGATCCAGATGCGCTCCTCCCAATCCTCGGAGTGCTCGTACGCGTCGTTGCAGTCGTGGCGCGGACCTCCCGCCTTGTATTCCAGCGTGATTGGCTCGCCCTCATGCCACGACCACGGACGCCACGCCTCGCGAACCCAGAGCAGGCCCCCCGGCTCGCCGTAGGGGCAGCGGATCGGCCGCGAGACGTCCCCGAAGTCCTCGGGGCCGGAACGCGGATAGAGAACGGGCTGTCCGAGCGCATCGGTGTTGTACGACCACGCCTGCGGCTTCACGACCCGCCGCGTCACCGTCTTCCGCTCGTCGATGATCGCCCGCACCATCGGCGCGGACATGATGATGGGACGCTCGCGGACGGCCGTCGTGGTCGTCATGGGGCTGGCTCCTCGCGCTCCTCGATCCGGTACGGCCGGTGCTGTCCGACCTTCCGCCCGATCCACGCCTCCAGATCGGCGCGCTTGGAGTCAGGCCACCAGCCGCAGGGCTGCTCGTGTCCGTTGACCGTGCGTATGAGGCGTATCATGTGCCCTCGCTCTCCACCGGCACGCCCGGCCCTACGGACGGGGCGTAACACGTCGGGCACCTGTCCGGGTCCCAGACCTGCTCGCCGCCGATCGGGTTCTTGCCCGCGCGAAGCAGCCGGTACTCATTTTCCCCGAACCCACCACGCTCGGCCAGGCGTTCGAGCGTCTGTGACCCGCCTAACAGCCGCCGGTACGTGACGTAGGCGATCTCGGCCTGCGACCACGGAACGGGCGTGCCCTTCTGAATCGGAAACATCCGCTCGGGCACGCCCGGCCCTGAGCGGGTGGACTCGGGGGAGCGGAGCCGGGCGAAGTGCTCGAACACAGTGCCCGGCTCAACGATGACGCTGCTGATTTCCGCGAGCGCCGCGATCTCGACCTCCTTCTCGGGGCCGCAGTGAGCGGTCCGGCGGATCGCGTCGGCCCTCGTGTAGATTCCCGCGCCGAGTAGTTGCGTCGTGTAGCCGCGTCCTTCCGGTCGCCAGTACGCGTGATGCTCTCCGCTCCAGATGACGACCAAGTCGGTGCCGGGGGGCGCATCCTGCGTCACCGGCTCGGGTGCGGCAAGCTCGCGGGCGATCGGATTGCAGCGTGCGCACCCGATTCCCTCAGCGCGCCAGTGGTCGCAGTCGTGCTGCGCCCCCGCCTCCCGACCTACTAATCCGCTACTAATCGGCTCGGGCTTAGTAGGTGCGGGGGCGGCGAGCGATTCCACCCACTCGCGCACGTCGCCCCATGCCGGGTCGAAGCCACCACACGACAGCGCCGTGTGGTCGCGGGCATCGGCCCCGCAGACGCACGTCCGCAGGTTCATGTAGGCTGCCCTCGGGTCTGTGATCGGCTCAGGTGCGGGGGTGGCGCTTCCTTGTTCGACGTATCCGCACTTGTTGCACGCAAGGACGGGGATCGCGTACGCCAGGTAATCGCACTCACTGCCGTCCGGTCGCTTGTGGCGGCCGATGTCCACCACGTTTCGCTCAGCCATGACCTTCCTCCGTTTCGCCAATGCGCCGGATGCTCCACCGGAAGCCAGGTTGCTTGAGTCTGCCGAAAGCCACGATGATGCCCGGTAGGTGGAACGTGATGCTCGGGTCGGTGTGGTCGATGTGGAAGCCGAAGCTCAACCACCAGTTGTCTCCTGCTTGCACGTCCCATCTGTGCATCATCGTCCCCTCCCCGTGTCAGTGCTCCGTCCCCCACGTCCCCCAGGCTTCCGTCTGCGTTCACCGTCCCTGCGCTCCGTGCCGTTCCAGGGTTCGGGGTTGCTGTTCGGTGGGGTGCGGTCCATCTCCGCGAAGATTGCGAGCCAGTCCGTCTTTTCCGGTGCGATGCCGAGATATTGCAGGATCTGGTAGGCGACGTTCTTCGCGTGCGCGCTCATGTAGCGTTGGCGTACGGTCGGACGACGTGGCGGTGCGTCCGGGTCTGTCGAGTCATGCCATTCAGCGAACGCGGACGGATCGATGATGCGCGCGATGGCGTCCACCTTCTCGTACAACTCGGGCTCAAGCCTTCGGTGCGCTTCCATCGCACGATCGAAGACGCTCATGGCTCCCGCCTCCGTCCCCACCTCGACAGCCCATACGCGACAGCCAGCAGGACAGCAGCCCACACGGGTAGGAGCTCCCAGCGGATGTCAGTCGGCATCGGGCTTCTCCGGGTCGGCCGCGAGCGGAATGAGCAGGCAGTGGCGATCGGTCGGGTAGAGGCGGCCGCGCGAGAACCACGTGGACCACGGCCCTTTCGCCACCTCCGGCACCCATCCCTCGACAGCCGCATCCCTGAGCCGCTTGGCGATCGAGAGAGCTCCAGGAACGACGCATTCAGGGGTGTGGTTCGGTGGGGGTGCGGCGCAGAGCGGGCAGCGGCGGCACTCGACCTTGTGCAACTTCGCATCACCGCGTTGGATGTACTCCTCCCACCGCTCACCGTATTCCAGAGCTTCCAGCACGCTCACGATGGCTTCCAGGTCCGTGGGGCGCTTAGGCATCTTCCACCACCTCGACCGTGAGCGTATCCAGCCCGTTCCACGGAGCCCACACGCCAGCTTCCCGCACCCGCTTAATCCGCTCTGGATCGCCCGTGAACCTGAGCGTCACGCTCTCCGTGGTGGGGACGGGCTCGAATGAGGCGCAGAGTTCCGCATGGTTGCCCGCGTTCTGGAAGCACCACTCGTCGCGGCTGTTCCGGTAGATGTCGCTGAACACGGTCTCTGTGCGGTGCGGGCGGTACTTCATCCGCACCTTCTGCCCTCGCTCCCACTCCGGCGGCGGGTCGTCAGGCGGGTATGGGAGGATGCGCACGGGGACGCCACGCAGGTCATGAGCTTCACCGAATGACCCGAATCCGTGCGCCAACCCTTCCCGCGTCACCCACGCCCTGACCTCCTTCGGCATCTCACTCATGGCTCCCTCACAGTCCAGAAGATGAACGCGACGGTCGCGAGCGCCGCCACGAATCCGATCAGCTCTTGCCAGCTCATTTCAGTTAGCCTCCTCGGTAGCCACCGGCACCATCCGTGCAGGCGGCGAACAGGTCGGTACCTCACGTAGCAGCGTGCGCGCTCCTTCCGTCTCCTCAGCAGCTCGCTCGCTCACCGACAGCAGCGTCTCCATTGTGGGGACGACAGCTTCAGCAGCGGACAGCTCGCGCTCCGAGTGCCATCCGCAGGTCACGTAGCCGGCGACGTAGACTCCGAAGATGAGAGCGCACACGAGGGCGCGTTGTGTCCATAGGGCTCGCTCGGTGGGGTGCATGGGTAGTCGGGCGCTCATGGGGACTCGGTGGTGGCGGGAGCGACGGCGTGGACGGTGACGACTATGTGCAATGGCGCCGTGTCGTCATCCCTGATCTTGGCCGCCAACGCTTCTGCGGATTCGCGGTCGGGATGCACGGTCGCGCCTACCGTCCATCGCGCGACTTCTCCCGTGTCGGGTATGGTCGCTGTCTCGACCACCACATAACCGAGCGGATGCGCGATACGCCTGAACCCCGGCTGTGCCATCACGTCGTGACCGGCGTCGTTGAGCATCCTCGCGATGTGCTGCCAAGGGATGGCAACGCCGGGGGCATCGGCGAAGTAGAAGTAACCGGGCGTCTCCCGCTCAGTCATCGTTTCCCACGTCCGGCTCGATGGTCAGTGTCGCGGGCTCCTGCGCCATGCTCGGCTCGTCCGTGATCGCGAACAGCCAGTTTTCGTCATCGACCCACTGCGCCCACCCCTTGAGGACGCACCGGGGCTCCGTCCTCTGGCTCGCTCCGCCGGCAGCCGCACGGAGACGCTCGACCTCGGCGGCGGCTTCACGCATGAGCGCAGCGGTGTCGCCATCCACATCCCACCTCGCACGGTGCCTCAGCCGCGTCACCACGTCCGTGTCCCCCCTGGCGCGCTCGCTCACCATTTCACCTCCAAGTGTTTCGGGAGCCGGACCGTGCCAGCTTCCCAGGCCGGTACGCCGGAGTAGTCGCATCCCCGTGGGGCCACGGGCCGGACTTCCTGGTGGTCATGCGTCTTGCTCGGCAGACAGGGCAGCGCGATGCTACTCATGCTCCTCCTTTGCCGGTCACAACGAAGGCTGTAGCGAATACGACGCACGCGAAGGTGTACATGACGACATCGGCCACTGTCCCCGTCGTTGCTATGGCAGAGGCGCCGGACAGGATAGCGGTCACGAGGGCTGCACTACGGAGCCCGACACCCAAGTAAAAGCTCATCGTGGCTCCTCTGCGGTTTCGCGAGCGTCGAGCGTGTGCTTAGCGCACGTCGGACAGACCCAGGCAGGCGGCAAGCCCTCCGAGCGCTCCGCCAGCGGGAGGGTGCCCGCCATCATCCAGCCGAGGTTCCTGGCCTGCTCCCGCGCCCTCCGGGTGCTAGTGTTGTAAACCCTTACTGAGTTCTCGCACGCCCCCGCGTCGCAAAACAGGCTCAGCGAATAGCCAGGGATTCTTATCTCACCCATGTTCTTCCCCCCTGGCTTTCGCGACGGCGTCGCGCGCAACCCTCCAGGCGTCGTCTGCGGACACCTCGTCCTCATGCCACCAGCCATCCGTCAGGGCGAACGCTGCGACAAGCTCGTCACGGGCACGCCGGGTGTAGACGAGCCGCAGCACGTCGTTGACCTTGTCAGCGCCCACGATCGCTGCTAAGCGCGGCCTTAGGTACCACAGCGGGTCGAGCCACGCCAAGGGCTGCGCTCGGCACGACGGCGGTTCTGGGCTAGGCGGGCGCTGCCGCCGGCCGAACAGACGCCTAAGCATTGCGCGCATCCGTCCCCTCCCTTGGTATCTCCCTCGCCAGCCTCACCGCCTCGTCCGCCAGACTGAACCCCAGCATCGCCTCCACACGAGAAGCCGGTGTGTCGTGAATCCAATCATGGCCAGCGTTGCACACGTCTACGAGGTTCCCCGCGTCCTTCCCACCAGCCCCCACCCTTGTGACGTGGTGCGCCTCGGGTCGTCTGTCCTCGTAGTAGCGGCAGCGGTGGAGCGCCCAACCACGAGCGACCACACACGTCGGCATGTTCGCTACCAGGATGTAGTAGGGACCGTAGACCTCGCCCGCGTCCTTCCTGCGCTTCTTCGTGCGCTTGTTGACGGGATTCAGCTTGGCCGTGCGTGCGGGGCCGGAGCCGGAGGCGAGGCGGGACTTGCGGGGGGGCATGGGGGTGCGCTTCATCCTAGAACGGCAGCCCGTCGTTCTCGTCAGTGGGGTCGACCTGGCTGTAGTCGGTCGTGTCTTCGCCGTTCTCGCTCGGCTGCGCGTCCGGATGCGGTGCCGGGCCGGTCCAGCCCTCGCGCTCGCACGCCCGCTCGAAGTCGTCGGGCCGGTCCGGTGCCGTCATGTTCGGCGGCAGCTTCATGATCGTCTTCACGTTCGCGTAGATGTTGCCGTTGCTCTGACGATGGACGATCTGGATGAACGCAGGCGCGTTCAGGAGCTTCTCCAAGTCGAAGCGTCCAAGCTCGTCGCCCGTGAAGACGCGACTGCGCCATGACTCCAAGAACGGGCGCAGGTTGCCACGCTCGTTCAGCGTCTTCCCGAACGTCGAGAACACGCATAGCGGCATCACGACCTTCTCGCCGTCGATCGTCTTCTCCTCCGTCTCACCACAGAAGAAAGTGAGGCGGACCTTGGCCTTCGGCCCGTAGTCGGTGCGGACCCAGCCCACGTCGACCACGTCGATGCAGCGCGCGGGGTACTGGCCTTCAGGGTGCGGCGTGAAGTTGCCGCCGCCGGAATCGGATACGTAGACAGCCATTATGTTGCCCTCCGTTTGCGGGTTGTTACCATTTCTCTTCTCGCCAGTCCTCTTCTGTGTCCCAATCGTCCGTCTCCCAGTCCTCCTCTTCCGGCTCACCGACCTCGCGCAACCACGCCTCACACGCTTCGATGAGCGGCAGCCCGCGCACCTCGTGAGCCAGCAGCGCCTCGTACAGACAGCGCCCGCCCTTGTCGCCCACGCCGTCCTCCGCCATCTCGGCGAGCCTCTTGTGCGCCTTCCATAGCACGGGCGAGCCATCCGACTCCACATCGAAACCCACGACTCTCGGCGCCCCCTGCACCCACGACAGCAGCTCCCTGCCCTCAGCGCGTGCGAGCTCGGTGCGCTCACGGTCGCGGGCTTCTCGGGTGCGGGGGTTGGGGCTCACAGTCGCTTCATCCATCGTTCGCTGAACCACCACTCGCCGCATACGCAGGTGTAGCTGCTGTACTGGTTCCGTTGTGGCGTCGTCTCCGCTCCACAGCCGGGGCAAAGCGTGCGACGCACCACGTCGGCGGCCCGCATTCGTGCCTCGTCCGACAACATGTTCCACGAGATGCCGGCGGCGGCTAGGATGTCCTTCGCGCGAAGCCCCGCGTACTCGTGGAACGGGTGCGACGCCTCGAAGTCGCCGCCACAGAGCCCGCATTCCAGCGTCATCCCCTTCGGGCTGATGGTGCAGGTCCCGGCGCAACGGTGGTCGGGCTTGCCCTTGTCGTCGTGCGAGCAATGGCTGCGACGGATCGCGTCCTCGACCGGGTGCGCGTGCGCCACCTTGCTCATGGCGTCCTTCCTTCTTGGGTGCGGGGGTTCATCGGGGTCAGTCGCTAGCGGGGGTGCTGAGCTTGGCAAGTATTCGGAGGGCGGCGTTCAGGCCGTCGCAGTAGTGGCCGGCTGCCGTCTCCGCGTCGGGCTGTCGCCATCCGCGCTTGCGCAGCCGGGTGATGTACTCGCGCCCGTCGGCCTGGCTCAGTAGGCGTCGAGCCTCTATCAGCACGGGATCGGAACGACGTGCGGCTTCTATCGTCGTGCAGAGCAACGCAATCAGTTCGTCCCACCCACACGAGCACGGTACCTTCGCACGCTCCTCGTCCGTGGCGTAGCGGCCGCCGCAGTCCTTCGTGAGTCCGGAGCGGTACGCGCCGTCGGGCACCATGAGCGGTTGTCGGCGGCTGCACGTCGGGTTGTGGTCGCCGTGCTCCATGAGCCAGGCGTAGGTCCGCTCCAGCGCTTCCAATGGTTGCGCATCCTTTTTCTTGCTCACCTCTCCCTCCCGCTCATCCTGTCCAGCGCCTCAGCCCTAGCGAGGGTGGGCGCGTTGTGTGGCATGGGCCGTGCTGGACTCGAACCAGCGACCTGCGGGTTAGAAGCCCGCTGCTCTGGCGCACCAGTGGTGCGCGCTTCCACTGAGCTAACGGCCCGGGTGGGGGAGCCGGACGGCGATTCCGGGACCGTGCCGTCCGTCTGGATTATCCCGACCTTCATCGGCGCGTCAGCCATTCCACCCGACTCCCCCTTCTCCTTACTCCATCGTGCTAGGGCTGCCGTACGCGCGATCTCCTTACGCCGCTCGGGTGACAGGGCCTTGGCCCGCGCGAGCCCTCCGCGCCTCCCGCCTCTTTGGCCGAAGACGACTGCCAACCACCCTTCGTCCGTCATATGGTAGATCGCGGATATCACGGTGGTGATGTCGTCCTTCTTCACAGTGCCGGCCCCTTCCTCGATGGCGTCGTGCAGGCGGTTGGCGGCCTCGGTCGCGTCCTGTATCAGCAGGTCGGGGTCCTCCCAGCCTTCGCGCTTCACCCTGCTCACGTTGCCTCCGGGTCGGGTGCTGGCCTGGGCCAACCCGACTCGTCAGCGCAGTCGGCGCAAAAGTAGCCGGTGATGGCAGCGAACTCCCCCGGCCCGTGGTAGACGATCTTCTCAGGCCCGTGGGTGGGGCAGATCGCGTCGCACCGGCACGTTGGTTGGGACTTGCCGGGCCGCACCCACTCGTAGGACTCTCCGCAGTCCTCGCACGAGCCGGGATCCTCCATCCACCAGTCGCTCACCTCTCCCTCCCGCTCATCCTGTCCAGCGCCTCAGCCCGCGCCTTGAGCAGAGCCGCGTACCGGGCATTCGCTTCGGCGTGTTCGACCTCGCCAGCGTACTTCGTCCGGACGACCTGCACCGCTGCCCGCTCGCACTCGTACATCAGCCTCTCGACCTCAGCACGTGCCGAGACTCGGGCGTACGTGGCCATCCTGTTGTCGGTGGCGTCGTGGAGGAGTGGGGCGCCGAGGGCGGTCATGGAGTGCGCTCCGTGCTGCACAGGGCCTCGTACTCTTTGACGACCACCCAACTGCGCGGGTCCTCGGTGTCCACCTTGTCGGGGTCGGCCATCGCGACGTGGCCGTTGCCGAAACTCGGTCCGAGCACGTCCGCGATGGCGTTTGCGCAGATGGTGCAGCGAGCGCCGTAGGGCGTGCCGATGAGGGCCGACACGTCGACCTCGGTGCCGCAGCAGTAGAAGTGCGCGACGCCCTCCTTCTCGTCGTAGTCGCGCTTCTCGAAGCCCGCAGCTTCCGCCGCCTCGAACGGGGTCAGCAGCCGCACTCCCTTGGGCACCAAGTCCGCGACCTTCTTGCGGCGCGCCCGAATTTCCACACACTGCCGGCAGAAGTCGCGACCGTCCTCAGTCCGCTCCCACCCTCGCTCGCGGGCGTCCGCCCTCGCCTCATCCTCGGCCTTACCGTAGGCGGTGCTGTCACACTCGTAGCGGTCGCACGATATCGTCGTGCCGGTTCGCTCACTCATCTACTTCGCCTCCGTGGCTGTCGTGGGTGCGGGCCGGGCGGCAGACAGAGCAGCGCGGAGCTTGCGGATCTCGCCGTGCCGGATCTGTTCGTCTCGCTCCAGCAGGTCACAGATCAGTTCCGCCGCCTCGTACAGGGGAGGTGCGGCGGCTATCAGATGCGCCTCCTCATCCGTCATGAAGCCGGTGATGCGGGAGTTGTTCGATTTGCCGGTGTAGATGACGTGGTAGCCGCCGTACAGGATGTTCTGCTCCTCGGGCGGGTCGAGCACCCACTTCTCGGTCGCGCTCACTTCCGCTCCCCCGGCCCGACACGCCACCCGCGATGCTGCCGGTACGCCCGGTTGTAGATGATGACATCGAAGTGGACGCCGTTCTCAGAGCACAGCGCGTCGTCCTGAGCCTCCAGGGCTTCGCGCTCGCGCTCAGCTTCCTCCAGGACCGCTATCAGCGCGTCGTGCGTCGTCAGGTCCTCGTTCGTCTGGAAGACCTGCTCCTGAGCACACGCGCGTAGCCAGCGGCGCTTGCACTCGTCCTGACCGAGCGTGTACGCGGCTTCCTCGGCTACGACCATCGCACGCGCGATGAGCTCACCCGCGTCGGCCTTGTCCTCCAGCACGGCGGCCGCCACGTACTCGTAGAACCGACCGACCACGCCCGGTGTCCTGGCGTTCACCTGACGGCTCTCGTCCGAAGGGCAGAGCCCGAACACCTGAGCGCGGATCTTGCCCATGCGTGCCGTGGAAGCCAGGGCCTTGGCCGAGTCCTTGCGCAGTTGGTCGGCGTAGCGCGGGTGGGTGCGGCGTAGGGTGCTCATGCGGCTTCGTCCGTTTCGGTCACGGTGACTTCGACGCGGAACGGGGAGCGCGGGCTGTACTTGCCGTTGCCCTGCGCCCGCTTCTTGAGCGCGTACTTGCTCTTGCCGGGCCGCTTGAAGCCGGCGCGCTTCCTGGCCTTCTTCTCGGCCAACGCTTTCTTCCGCTTGTCTCGCTTGACGCTCATTCAGCCCTCCTTCGGGTAACGTTCGTGCGTGGAATTGGTGGCGCGTTCCGCAACCTGCGCGCTATCCGTAGTCATGCTCACCGACCTTCCTCCACCAGCGCGTCGAGCCTCGCTTGCTCTATCTGACCGTGAGCCCGAGCCACATCGACACAGCCGGCGTGGAACGAGGACTCGTTGTCGTCCATCTCTCGGTAGCACCAGCCGCAGTGCGTCACCGGCTCCCAGTAGTCGGGTACGCCGTCGTCGAAGTCATCGGCGTGGCGGATTTCGCCGTCACAGGTCCAGTAGCCTTGCGCGCGCTCCACCACGGGGCTCATGCGGGGACCTCGGTTCCGGTGGCCTTCGCGATGGCAGCGAGGACCATTTCCGTCGTGTCGTCGTCGGCCTGCCGGTCCGTCTCGCCATTGAGCATGGCGTGGCACGCCCGCAGTGCTTCCAGTAGGTCCGGCGCGGCGGCTATCAGGCGGGCGTTGGCCTCGCACTCCTCACGCGCGGTGAGGTCGATGTTGAATTGCGCGATGGTCCGGCGGGGACTGGAGATCACAGCCGCATACGGGATGTCCGAGCCTACGCCCGAGTACCACGCGACCTCCCACTCCCCCTTCGTATGTCCCGCCATCTCACTCCTCCTCCGTCTCAGGCTCATCAGCGTGCTCAGTGTCCTCCACCATGTCGGCGTAGGTGCCCCCAGGCTGGCAGTCGAGCGGCGGGATGACGATGATGCGCGTGTGGTCCTGGGCCCGTCTGTCGCCCTTTCTCCGGTCCGCCTTGCGCCTGCGCTCGTCCTCCAGAGCCATCGTCCAGAGCTTGCGTGCGTCGGCCTTGGCTGCTGCGCGGGTGTGGGCATGGAGTGCGTCGGGGGTCATGACGTGCCTCCCAGGACTTCATCCAGCCGGTCTGCGATGTCCTTGCGATGGCCGACGCCGAGGTTCCGCTTGCGGGACTCCGCCACTCCTTCGAGCGTCGAATAGCGATGACCGTTCGGGCACTCGCGGCGCCGGTAGATCATGCGCTTCTGGCGCTGGCGCGTATCAAGCACGCGGCTGTGCAGGTCATCGCACTCAGGGCACGCGATGCCCCAGGACGGACGGGTCACCCTACGCCCGTGCCTGTATGCGTGGTGCCCTGGGCCCCGGTGCGTCACGCGGCCTCCTCGTTGCGCAGCAGCTCGACAACCTCGCGCACCCTGTCCAACGCATCCTGCACGGCCGACTGGCCGAGTCCTCGGAACGACGCTGCGTGCGCGAGTGCGCTTTCGGCAGTCAGTAGGTACGGGAGGCGTTCGTCCTTGTCGGAAGTAGGGGAGCCGGACGACTCGCGAGTACCACTTCGGCCGGGAACTCCCAACCCGGGCTCGCCCGACTCCCCCACAGTCACATCGGTGGGAGTGTGTTGTCCTCGATCAGGTGCATCACCCCCTTCGGTCTTGGTGGCTTCATCTGCCTTGCGTGCGGCCCTGGCGGCGCGCTCACGTTCGGCTACGTCGCGTTCCCGCTGCTCGCGCATTTCCTGTTCGCGGGACTTCTGCTTGGCGGGAGGCTTGTGCGGTGCGGCGGCGCGGCGAACGTCCTTCGCCTTCGGCTTGCCGCCGGACTCCTTGACCGCCTTCGTCCAGACTCCGGCCCGCTTCTCGGCGGGAACGTCGGCCATCGCGACCGCGTGCGACTCCTTCGTCGGCGGAAGAATTTTTCCGGTGTCGCCCATGCTCGTGACGACCTCGGAGGATGCGATCAGCTGGCGGGCGCGGCGCTCGGTCCAGTCCCACTTGGCCCGGCAGTACGCCTCGAAAGTCGAGTACGCCCCTGTGTACAGCTTCTGCTCGCGGATGATGGCGAGTGCGGCACCCACCTCGACGAAGGTTGTCAGCCCCTTCTCGATGATCGACTCCAGGTCGTTCAGCTTCCGGCGCTGGGGCTCGGTGAGGGCGGTGCTCATGCGTCTTCGAGCCTGGCACCGGTGCGCAGGTTTTGGTTGTACGTTGCCTCAAGAATGGTCACCACGTTCGCCGGCAACGTGCCCTTGTACGCTTCCCGCACGGCCTTCGCCTTACCCAGCAGGCGGCCGGGGGTGTACTGCTTTTCCACGACCTTCACGAGCCTCTTGCGGTCGATGACCGACTCATGCTTGCCGAGTAGCTCGGCATACGCCTGGATGATGCCGCCCTGGTACGCGTCTCTGTCGCGCCCCCACGTGTCTTCGATGGTGCTGAGCGCCCACCTGAGGCCGAACTCTCCGTGCCTGCGGAAGACAGTCAGTAGGGCACCGACGGCTGCGATGAAGCCTTCCCGTGAGTCCAGGCCGATCCTGAACCCCATCTCTCTCACGATCTGGCCGATGGCGACTTCGTCCGGCCTGCCCGCTGTCTCCGCGATCAAGAACGTCTCGATGGCCTTGGGTGTCTTGTGACCCCTGTTCATGGTCAACCAGATATTCGCGGCCTCCTGCCGGGACTTCGTGTCGAGCACCCGGCACGGCACGCGCTGGCTGTCATCGTCCCACAGCAGGCGAACGGCTGCGTGTCGGGTCTGGCCGTCGATGATGTGATGTATGCCGTTACCGTCCGCGACCGTGACGGTCAGGGGGTCCATTGCGTCGGGGTCGAAGTTGTCCGCGATTCGTCGCGCTTCGCGGAGGTTCAGCGGACGTTGGGCGTCCAGCCACACGACGCTCAGCCGATTCAGAGCAATCCACTTGATCGGGTAATCCTTCTGCTTCATCTGGCTCACACGGCCTCCTTGATGCGATCGCGAAATGCACGGACCTGGTCTGCGGCAGCGTCGAGCTCGGAGACGCAACGCTCTCGATCTTCTAGGGACAGGAGCGGAATCGTGATGGCGGCAGCGCACGTGCAGATATGCACGACTGCATCGTATGCGCGCTCGAAATCCTTCTTGCGGCTCGTCGCCAGCCTGTCGGGCCTGGCGCGGGAGCGTTCCGTGGGTGCCCCCCACATCGCGTTGACCAGCCGCTCAACCATCGGATACGCGCGGCCCGTGTGCCCGTCCTCATTCATCGCCGCGAGGGCGGCTGAGGCGGCGGAACGGTCCGCGCCGTCAAGCTCGGCGTCGGCCAACAGGACGAGGTACCGGGATTCCTTGTACGTGGATTGCGGAAGGCCCACGGTCTTGCGGGCTTCGTTGCCGTCGCCGCCTATCGCCATCGCGCGGCGCGTGCGGGATTCCACACTCTCTCCCTGCACAGCCTTCCGCCTCGCACCGGCCTTCTTCTTGGCAGGCTTGCCGTTCGTCGCGGCGGCGGCCTTGGCGGCCTGTTTCGCGGCACAGAGCTTCTTGTATGCGGGCGCGACCTTGCCGGTCGTCTCCATGTCGCTAAGCGCCTCCGTGGCAACCGCCCTCACCTCGGGCGCGAGGGTGTCGTCAGTGGCGGCCTGGACCACGGCCTTGGCGCGCTGGTACGACTTGCCCGACATCTTCACCGCCTCGCCCACGATGTCGCGGACGCGGCCGGTGCCGACCGGTTCGGGAATTTTTCCCGGACCGGTCTTCTTGCCTCGCCCCTCGCTCGGTCCCGCAGCCGCTTGCCGCTCCTTCGCCTTCGGCTGCTCTACCGCCTCGATGGCCACGCCGATCGACACCTTCTCCAACAGGCTCGGCTCCAGACGCTGCGTGTTCTCGTCGTACTCGGCGACGAGCATCCGGCGGGCGTCGTCCAGCGTGCTCGCGACCACGGCGGCGATGCGCTTCCAGCCGAGCTTCCGGCACGCCTCCAAGCGGCGGTGGCCAGCAACGAGTCGGAGCGACGAAGTCAGGACGATCGGTTGCAGGAGGCCCACGTCCTCGATCGAGGCCGCGAGTCCGCCCAGGTCTCCGAGATCCTTCCGATGACGGTCGCGGATCTCGACATCGCCGATGGCGACATCAATGGTTTGGTCGGCCATCAGCCTTCCCCCTCGATCGTCACGGGCTCGGGCTCGGCAGCCGATTGGGCTTCGATCCAGGCCTCAACGTCTCGGACCCGGAACCGACGGCGGTTTCCGAGCTTGATGGACGGGATTTCCCCCGCGTTCGCCTTCGCGTACACGGTTTGGACGTGGAGGCCGACGAACGCCGCGACCTCATCCGCCGTCCACAGCCGGTCCGCGTGGTTGCTATCGGCCATGTCTCCGCTCATTCTCCAGAGGGCTTAAGAGGCCTTAATGGGCCTCGTGACTCTGGCAACTTACGGAGACTTAATTACGTCTGTCAAGCCTGATGATGCGAGGGCGCGCGACCCGGTGGAGGCCCTGCGGTCGCTCGTCGCCCGCTTCGACGCGTTGAAGGACGCGGACAGCCGCTTTCAGGACAAGCACTTAGCGTTGGCCTTGGGCGTGACGCCGCCTACCGTTACCGGGTGGCGGAAGCTCTTGGACAAGCCGGTGCCGACGCGTGGCCCGAACGTCGCCGTCCGTGAAGCAATTGCCTCGTTGCCGGATCCGGGGGTGCTGTGGGGCCTGGAGCGGGCCGTCCGCGAAATGAGGGGAACCGTCGACGACCTGGAGGCGGCGCTAGAGGTGCGCCGTGCGCTTCAGGGTGCCGCTACTCCACCAACCGAAGGTGACCCGCGCGTCGATCAGGTCCACCGGCTCGCTCGCGACAGAGACTAGGCAGCATGGCCCGGGCGTCATCGTCGGAGGCCATGCGCGCGAGCGTCACCACCCCATCCGACCACAGGGCTATCGAGTCGCCCTCCCGCGCCCCCAGCCTCCTCGCCAACTCCTCCCTGATCTCGGGCGGCGTACTTCGGTCGAGCACGTAGCGGGCGGCGATTCGCGGCTCGGGCATCTGGCGGGACTCCCGGCAGGGATTGGCAGGCTGTGAGACGGAGCCCCCCCGACCCCTATTGCATGATGGGTCACGCAGCCGTGAACAAGCAACCTTTAATCTCGAAGGACCCCGGTCGGGCAGGCGAGACTGGTGCTTCGGGCCGCCGCCGGTCCCCCTCCCGCGCCGCCCGCTCCCGCATGTTACTTTGGGGCGCTTATCCCAACCGCGAGAGTGCCGAATGATCGCGCTGAAAACGAGGATTCGCAGGCACCGGGCCCGCTTGACCGGACACGGCCTTCCCGACTTCCTCTTCATCCACATCAACAAGACGGGCGGGACTTCCATCAAGCGGGCGCTTGGCATCCCGCACCGTCTCCAGACGGCCAAGGAAGTACTGGAAGAGATCGGACGCAGGCAGTGGAAAAAGCGGTTTAGCTTCTCGTTCGTCCGCAACCCGTGGGACAAGGTGGCCTCGCATTACGCCTACCGGGTGCAGACGAATCAGACCGGGCTCGGGGAACGTCCCGTCGGCTTCAACGAATGGGTGCGGCTCGCCTACGATGAGCAGGACCCGCGCTACTACGACCAGCCGAAGATGTTCATGGCGCAGACCGATTGGCTGACGGACGAGAACAAGGAGATGGTCGTGCGCTTCGTCGGACGGTTCGAGTCACTCGGCGAGGACTTCTCGCGGGTGTGCGAAGCGCTCGGTAGGGATGTGAAGCTTCCGCATCTCAAGCGCTCGTCCAGGGGCGACTACCGGACGATGTACGACTCGGGCGCCGTCGAGATCGTCACGCGGCGGTTCGCGGATGATCTGGCGAGGTTCGGGTACTCGTTCGAGTAGGGGGCTCGGGATGGTGGTGTAGCTCAGCTCCTGGCCTACACGGTGTCCCCGACGATCAGGTCCACCTCCGCGATAGGCCGCAGGCCATCCGACGAGGGGCACTTGATGCGGACCTTGTACTCGCCCACGTCTCCGGCGGTCAACTTGAATTGCACGCCGTCCCCGATGGCGATGGCGTTGCCCTTGTGGTCGGTGAGTTCCGCGGTGTTCACGGCAACGCTCGCGACGGTGAAGTTCTTCGAGACCGTCACGTCCACGTAGGAGCCGCCCTGCTTCTGGTGGACCTCGACCACCGGAGTCTCGCCCGTGAGCGTGTCGGACGTCTCCATGTCGCCGCGTAGGCTCTGAGCGAGCGGTAGCGTCTCGCCGCCGGACATGAGCCAGACTAGCCTGCGTGCCATCGTGGTGCTCCTAGTCCTGGGGTCCGAGGGTGCGGTACATGGTGATCGGGCCGAACGTGTACTTGGGGATGGGTGTGATGGCGGAAGCGACCGATAGCGTCGCAGCCGTGCCGGTCCAGGCGTAGGCGCCCGCCTCGGCGTCTAGCAGTCGCCCGTATAGCAGGCCCGCCACGGTGCCCGCGACGCCAAACGCTCCGGCTTCCGCGTCCAGCGAATAGCCCTGGAACAGCCCGGCAGCGGCACCCGTGACGGCAAAGGTTCCGCCGTCCGCTACGAGCTCGATTGCCCCGGTCGCGGTGAGCGTGGCATCCGTGCCCACGACGGTGAACGTGCCACCCGCGGCGTCGAGACGCCGGTCCTGCAAGAGGTCGGCGTCCGTGCCCGTGATAGCGAAAGCTCCGGCAGCGGCAGCGAGCGTGAACCCTTGCCGGAGCGTTGCAGCGGTGCCGGTAATCGTGAACGCACCGGGCGTGCCCTCGACCACCGAGTCGTAGATGAGCGTGGCTTGGGTGCCGGTCCACGCGAACGTACCGGACGCGGCAACCAGTACGGAGTGCTGTTCGAGGTTCGCGGCCGTCCCGGTGACAGCGAAAGCTCCGGCGTCGGCTGCGAGCACGGCGTTGGCGCTCACCGTGAGCGTCGCGTCCGTCCCCGTGACCAGGAAAGAGCCGGCCTCACCCGCGACCGCGAAGTCCTGCACAAGCCCGGCAGCAGTACCGGTTACGGCGAAGGCACCGGCCCCGGCGTCTAGCACGCGGTGGTGTTCGAGGTTGGCGGCCGTGCCGGTGACGTTGAACGTGCCGGACTCGGCAGTTAGGACGGGGTCGCCAGCCGCCGCCGGGACACCGACGCGCGCACTCCGTCCGTAGCGCACCAGGCAGAACGGGTCCGCGGCGAGTGTGTCCGCCGCGCGTCTGCCTATGTCCCTGTCCCAGACCGCAAGCAGGCCGAGCGAGCCCTCCCACACGGCGGCGCCCTCCGCAGCCGTCGGGTGGAACAGGCGCATGGCCTGGTCGGTCGAGGCGAGCGCGCCCGCCGCCGAGCCGGTCGTGTGCGTAGTGACGCCCGTGGTGAGATTGTAGGCGTCGAGCGTGCCGTCAGGTGCCAAGTAGCGGCCCACGAGCAGGAGCACGTCGTCGTCGGCCCAGCTGAACCCCGAGGTGTCGATGTTCAGGTTGCCCGCCGGCAGCCTCCAGCGGAACTCCTCCGAGCTGCCGATCGCGATGAGCCGCCAGCCGCTCGTGTTGGCGGTTCCGGCGTTGTCGGCGGGGAAGCGGCTCGCGCCCTCGCCGAAGAAGTCCCTCGGCGTACACAGGCACGCGACCGTGATCTCATCGCCGCCGGGGTCGTAGCCGCCGGCCGGGCCGTACGAGGCGTAGTTGCCGGTAGCGGCGTTGGCGAGGCGGTAGGTGATGCCCGGGGCTTCGGGCTCCCACGTGAAGTTGCTCGCCGTGCCCGTGATGGTGCCCCCGACGCCCGCCACGATGTCGGTCGGCACGCCGCCGCCCTCCCAGCACGGCAGCACGAAGCCGAGGCCCCTCCATAGGCCGGCCGCACGCGGGACGACGAGCCCGCGACGGACGTTCCAGCGTGAGGGCTTAGCTAGCCGCAACGTCGTCCACCATGGGCGTCAGCCACACAGCCATTTCCACGTCGTCGGCCTCGAAGGCGTCGCCCGAGTTGTTGACCACGATGAGCTGCCCGTAACGAGTCGTCGGAACGAGCACGCCGACGAAGCCGTTCTGCACGCTCGCGCCGTCATGTACGACGAGCGAGCCGATGAACTCGCACTGGAGCAAGAACTCCGCGAGCGTGATGGTACCGAGCGCGCCGTCAGGTGCGGCACCGTCCGCGCCTGAGTTGCCGGCGACGTTGCCCGAGCCTGCGGTCGCTACCGGACTCGGAGCCCAATAGTAGTCGACACGGTTGCCGGCCGTCGGCGTCTCGTCGGTGAAATCCACGGCCGCGTGTACCGCGTAGCGTGCGGCCCGGTTGGCCCCGAGATCGGCCTTCGTGCTCTGCCTCCCCGCGGCATTCGCGAGGCTTGCTTGCGTGAGCACCACATCGGTGGGGCTGCCCTCGGTGAAGTTGGTCCCGGCGTCGGCCGGAGAGAACGAGG